CCCGGCACCTGCACCTGCACCTGCACCGGCACCGGCACCGGCACCTGCCCCGGCACCAGCACCAGCACCGGCACCTGCACCGGACCCAAATGACCGGAAAGACTGGAAGCAGATGTACAGTGTCCTGAAGGGTAAGTACGACGCGGAAGTTCCACGCCTCCACGATGACATTCGCAACTCGAACAACGCTATGCGCGGTTTGCAGGAGCAACTGGGTACGTTGCAGGCAACGGTCGCCGCGATGAAAGAGGTAAATAAGACGCCTCCAACGCCGCCTGCCCCCCTCGTCACCGATGAGGAAAGGGAGCAGTTTGGCCCGGACCTGATCGATGTTGTTGGCCGCGCTGCGCAAGAAGCTGTTCGACCTTACGTTGACCAGAGGGTCAGCGAGGTTGCTGCCAGTGTCACACAGGTGCAAGAAAGTGCTTCCCATCTTGAAACAGGTGTGGCAGAATCAAATCGTATTAGGTTGTACGAACGGTTGCATATCGCTGTCCCCGGATGGGACGTCGTTAACAAAGACCCAGTTTTTGTGACATGGCTTGGCGAAACTGACCAATATACCGGCCAGTTAAGAGGGAACCTGCTTCGTGCAGCATTTGAGCGCAACGACTCCGAAAGAGTCATTGCATTTTTTAAGGGCTTTCAAAAAGAACACGCAGTTGTTGTACCTGACCCTGACCCCGCTGCTCTGGTAGTTGACCCAGCCAATCCACCGGCTGAACTGACACCAGAACCACAGCAAACGTTGGAAGAATTGGTGGCTCCCGGAACGCCTAAAACCGGGACAACTGGCGCTCACGATGAAGCTAATGGTCGAATCTGGACCCAAACTGATATTGAGGAGTTTTACGCGTACAAGAACGAATTCATCAAGAAGAACCCCAACCGGGAACTCCCTGATGATGTAGTAGCTCTCGAAAGAGACTTGTTCGCGGCTCAGACAGATGGGAAGGGAAGGATTCGGTAATTATCGTAATTTTTCAGGAGCACCACCATGAGTTTTCCAGTCGCATCAACCCCCTTTCGAGGGTCAACGCCATCGGTGGCCTACACAGGGACATTCATCCCTGAAGTATGGTCAGGTAAACTTGTAGAGAAATTCTACAAGGCTACCGTTCTCGGTGCCATCGCTAACACGGACTATGAAGGCGAAATCAAGAACTTTGGTGACAAGGTTCAGATTCGTTCACGTCCGACCATCACCATCCGTGATTACAAGGCCGATCTCGATCTGTCCTTGGATCGTCCGTCTGTTGATAAGCAAACGCTCAACATTGACAAGGGTAAATACTTTAACCTTGGTCTTGATGACGTTATGGAACTTCAGTCCGACATTGACCAGTTGTCGATTTGGGCCGAAGACGCTTCCGAACAGATGAAGATCACCATTGACAGTCAAGTGCTTAACGGCTCGACCGCTGGCGATGGCACGGGTATCGTCAATTCCACCTTGCTCGACGCCAACAACGTCGGTAACACAGCCGGTGTCATCTCTGGTGTGCTGCGGCTTGGTACCGATGGTGACCCTACTCATATCGCGAAAGCGGATGTAGGTACGGGTGCCGGTAATGATGGCTCGAACGAGATGGGCATTACAAACTATCTCGTGAATCTGGGCACTTGCCTCGATGAGCAGAACCTCCCGGAGACGGGCCGGTTCGTTGTCATTCCAGCTTGGGTTGCTGGTATGATCAAGAAGTCCGATCTGCAAGACGCATCGTTGTCCGGTGATGGCACGTCCATCCTGCGTAATGGTCGCCTCGGCATGATCGATCGCTTCACGATCTACCTGTCGAACATCCTTGTTCCTGCCAGTGGTTACTCCACTGCTTATCCGGTGATCTTCGGTACGAAGGCTGCTCTGACGTTTGCTTCGCAATACGTCAATCTGGAGACTCTGCGCTCCGAGCGTTCCTTCACGAATATCCTCCGTGGCTTGCAAGTTTTCGGTTATCGTATCGTGAACGGCGTAGCCCTCGGTTGCGGATTCGTCGAGAACAACTAGTCCCTAGCGGATTAGTTTGGGCTGATTCAGACCCCGGTCGTGCCTTCGGGTGCGGCTGGGGTTTCCCAGAGGAGCAGGACGGTGGCTAAGACCTACAAAGACATCATTACTGAAGCGCGAGTCCTTCTTCAAGACACCGACTCCGAGAGCTACCGGTACACTGAGGTGGTCCTCATCGCAATCGTAAACCGTGGGTTGCAATCAGTTGGCCGATCTCGCCCCGATGCCTGCTACGATCTTTACACAGAGAATTCACTCGAAGTCCCCGAACTGGTGGAGAGTTCTCCGGGTAGCGATCAAGTCATTTACACTGCTGCTTTCGGTTTGGAGATGCAGTTCTTCAATCCCCTCCTTTCATATCTCGTAGGCATCGCCGAACTGGTTGATGACGAGTATACTGAGGATGGTCGGGCAGCATTGCTGCTCCAGTCATTCAAAGCGGAGCTAATGGGGTTGTAACATGGCTACTGAATACACCGTATCAATTAACGCTTTACTGAAAGACACCTTGCCTGAGTTGCCGGGTGTTGTTCGTTCGGTAGCGGCGAAGGAGTTTCGTCTGACCCTCCGTGAGTTCTTCGAGAAGACCTATGCATGGACAGCAGTTGTCAAGTCGGTTGTGGTTCCTCTCGGTGAGACACCCATCCAGTTGACTGACTCTGATGCTAATACAGAGGTCATTGGCATCATGCATGTTGCCAAGGGTAACACTGACGATGGCTTCGTGGACCTGATTCCATTGGCGGATCGTCCTTCGTCACGGTCACAAGGCGACACCGCCGAGTACCCAGACACGTGGTACGTCACTTCGAACCCCGATGAGTTGGTGCTGTACCCATATTTGAGTGTAGCTACAACCGATACACTGACTGTGAAGGTCGCTCTGATGCCGTCGTTTGATCTCGATGCAACTGAGAATGTACTGCCGAGACAGATCGTATCCAAGTACTACGATGCGATCATGGATGGCTTCCTTGCGCGTATGTATGGACATCCGAATAAGCCCTACTCTGCCCCTATACTCGCAACGTCAAAACGTACCAGCTTTGTTACCTCAATGGGGTTCTATGCAGCCCAACGTAAGAGGGGCTATAATGGTACTCCCAACTGGCGGTACCCCGGAGGATGGAAGTAATGCCTAACAATATTGTATTCACCAACAACGCTAGTGCGCTTCTTGCCGCGACTATAAACAGCACTGCACTATCCATTCAGGTCGCCGCTGGCTATGGTGCGAATTTCCCTAGTCCGACAGGGGACCAGTATTTTTACCTGACTTTGGAAGACGACGCTGGAACCATCGAGATCGTGAAGATCACCGGTCGCGCTAGTGACATCCTTACACTGGACTCCGTTGCCGATCGTGGGCAGGACGGCACGACCGCCGCTACCCATGCGTTGAACACTACCCGATGCGAGCTTCGCCTCGTCAAGTCCACTATGGAGGAATTCCTCCAGAAGAACGGCGGTGGGATGACTGGCGATCTCGACATGAACGCGAACAACTTGGTCGATGCATATCTCACTGGTTCCGCCACTCGTATGCTCGCTGGTCAGATTGTCAATGTTCCACTGCGCGGTTTGCTCGATACGTCTACAAACGAGATCGCCGTCCCGACTGACGGTACGTCACGAGCCACTGCTGGTGGCACTGCCATCCTTGCTGTTGGCGATGACATTGTTGCTGAACTTGACACGGCAGGCGTTATCATTCTCGACAGTGCTACTATCGGCGTACGCGTTCCTGCTGGGGCATACTTCCGATTAGAAGGTGCCACTGCCGCGAATCACATGAACGTCGCGCACGATGACACTGACGTAGCCTTCACGTTCCCTAACACAACTCAGGTAACTTGGGACACCGATCTTGTCATGGCTGCTCCGATCAAGATGGCGGGCAATGAAATCCAATTCGCGTCGCTGGTCGACTTCTCTCTTAAGAAGCAGGCTGTCTCGGGAATCGCTACGACTGTAGTAGATTATGAAGATGGCTCCTACGTCACCCTCACCCTCACGGCCGATATTGGGACCCTGACCTTGGACAACCCACCGGCTGTTGACGTCGGTGTGTTCCGATTCAAGGTCATTCAGGACTCCACAGCCCGTACGATTACGTGGCCCGCTAGCGTGAAGTGGCCCGGTGGTAGCGCCCCGACTCTCAGCACTGGTAGTGGAGAGATCGACTTCATTGATCTCTGGACCGATGATGGGGGTACTACTTGGTATGGTGCCTACAACTCGGACTGGTCGTAATGTTTCCCTTCTCCAGTTTACTCGCTGGGCGAAGCCAACTGCTTTACCTGCCGTTCATATCTATGACTGTCAATGGCGGATGGACCGCAGCCGCGTATGCGGGCTTTCGGATGGACACGGACAATACTCTGTACTCACGGAGGAAGCAGGTTTACACGCCGATCACTAACTCGTGGATACATGAGGACTCAAAGGGGCTGACCGATGCATCAGAGTTCGAGGTACGGCTATTCAATATCGATCAATCCGCTATTGGGCAGGGTACTTTTAATGGGCGTGAAGACGAGCTTTGGTATGCGATAACATCAGACCAGCACACGTGGTTGTTTATCTTCGGCACGGAGTTTGGGCCTTTTATGTCATCGACCGTAACGGGTGAGTTTTCAATTCGTGAGATTGCGGACCCAGCGAACATCGCACACGGCAGTTTCTCTTTCACTGTTACCTATGAGGGTATGTCATAATGCCCGCCATCAAGCTAGAAGCATTTCAGGGACTAATTCCTCGGGCATCGCCCCGGCTCTTGCCACCGATGGCTGCTACGGCTGCGCGTAATACCAAACTCCTGAATGGGGAAGTGCGAGGCTTTCGTGCGTTGCGTGAGGAAGCCAGCTTTACAGCCGGGCCAGTCGATCCTGTCAAGCGGGCGATTCGTGTCGTTGATAATGATGGCGTACTCGATGACACATGGCTTACGTTTGACTCTCGTGACGTAGATGTGGTGCGTAGTCCTATCGTGAACGATGCCTACGATCGCTACTATTGGGCTGGTGAAGGCCGTCCGACGATGAACACTTACGCTCGGATTGAGAACGGCGACGCCGGATACTATCTTGGCGTCCCCACACCCACGAACGCATTAAGCGTGACACCCCCTTCAGGTTCGGATGAAACGCGGGCTTACGTATACACATTCCAAAGCACGTACGGCGAGGAAGGACCACCGTCGCCACCGACGATCGCAACTGGTGATGCTGGTCAGTGGGATTTGGCAAACATGGATACAACCATCCCTGATGCAGCGAGTCGCCCGGCGAGTGGTTGGAAGATCAACATCTACCGAACTGTAACAGGCTCGACAAGCTCAAATTTTTACTTCGTCGCTCAGATTGATCTTACTGATGTGCTTTACGAGGACAACGAGTCTACTGAAACAGTCGCCCGCAATCGCCTACTGGAGTCGGTTACATGGGTGGAGCCGCCGACTGATTTGGAAGGCTTCGTCGCTATGCCTAATGGCTACCTCGTCGGTTGGAAAGGTAGGAGACTTGTGTTCTCAGAGCCGTACCGTCCGCACGCTTGGCCCGCAGGTTACGAACTCAGTACTGAGTACCCAATCGTGGGACTCGTTGTCTGGGGTTCCACACTCGTGATCGGAACCAAGTCGCAGCCATATTTCGGACAGGGGACTACACCACTCGCGTTTACAATGCAGAAGCTTGATGCTGTCGAGCCCTGCTTGTCTCGGCGCGGTATGGTGGCGACGACTGCCGGTGCTTATTACCCGTCGATCAATGGCCTTGTCCTTGCCAATTCAAGTGGCGCGAGGATCATTACGCAGGACATCTTGACGAAGGAAGAATGGGCCGCTTACGACCCGCAGAATATTTTCGCCGCGCAGTTTGGGCTGCAATACATTGCGTTCAACAGCGAGAACTTCGGCTTCATTTTCAATCCCACAGAGCCGCAAACGAAACTGGTGGAATTGGATGGCTTTTCGGATATCGAGGGGATCGAGACTGACCCGTACTCAGGTAAGGTACTCATCTTACAAAACAACCGGGCGATGGAATGGGACCCGACAGTTTCCGAGCGTCTCAACTGGCGTTGGCAATCGAAGATATACCAGTTCAAAGAGCCGCTGAATTTTGGAGCGTGCAAGCTCGACTTCCTAGCGGGTGTCGAGGACAATACTGACGACACCAGTGCTTACTACGGTGCATATGATACGGCGCTGTTCGCCGCTGTGCCTGATGGCGTTGCTGGCGATCTTGACTATAACCCCGGTCTGAGCACGCTCAATGGCGGCGCTCTCGGTGGCGCACCAGCGCAAGCTGATGGCCTTGTCCCTGCATGGGCGGAAGCTGAGACGCGACAACCAATGGGGGGCAGTCTTATGTATCCAGTGACGCTGCTGAACTCCCAGACGCTCTCTGTTCGGTTACAGGTTAAGGTTGGGCCAGACGCCGAGATCAAGTTTGACAAGATCATTTACAATGAGGGTATTTTCCGACTGCCGATGGGATTCAAATCTGATCTTTGGCAGTTCAATTTCTTAGGCAACACCGATTTCTATTCGGCGCAGATAGCTACCACCCCGCGAATGCTGAAGGTGGTCTAATGGCCCAAATCTCATTCGATCCCAACAAAGCGTATCCCTCGATACCGACAGTCGGAACTGATCTCGAATCGCACTCCCGTGCGATCGAAGCGATCAGGGAAGCACTGCAAGTTCACGAGCGCCGGTCCAAAGACGTGCTCAACAGCTTCGTTCGGGTTCAAGAACTAGCCGACCTCGGGTTGATCCAACTCGATGGTTCCATCGTTGAAGATATAACGCCGATCGATGAGATCACAACCCACCACCATAACCAGACTTACATACGTCTGGATGGAACCCTCGGGCCGACCAGCTACATCCAGTTCGATACTGAATATACTGACGGATCAAGCGAGGGCAAACTTCAGTGGAATATAGACGACGGTACCCTTGAGTTTGGCTTACCCGGTGGGCAGGTAAACCTTCAGATAGGGCAAGAGCAAGTCATCCGTTGCCGTAACACGACTGGTTCACAGATCGACAACGGTGAGGTCGTGTACATCATCGGTGCATCAGGCAACAAGCCATTGATCGCCCTTGCTGATGCGGCTCTTATTGAAACAGCGCACGTCTTAGGGATAGCTACAGAGAACATCGCCCACAATGATAATGGGTTTGTCAATTTATCCGGTTTGGTCCGGGATGTGAATACAGACGGGATGACGCCGGGTGATGAACTGTGGTTGGACTCAACGCCGGGTGGATTCACTAACGTCAGACCCGCACCCCCAAACCAGACAGTTGCCGTTGGTCGCGTCGTCGTTGCTAATGTAAGCGCGGGCGTTGTTCTCTCCCACCCCGACCCCTCCCATAGAGAGACGGATTTAGACCTCTTGTTTGTGGGTACGGCTCTGGATAGTCCTGTTGTGGATGTTACAAGCAACGGGACGGTAATTACCCTAGCGTTGGATACGGCGGGTGGCGTTGACATGCGGATCGTTTTCTCAACTGGTACGCTTACGCTTGACTGCCACCCAACGCCAGTAACGATTGCGTTGACACCCGGCACTGATATTTCCCCGACGCTCAACTACGTTTATGTACTTGAGTCTACCGGCGCACTGGCGGTTTCAACGACGAGTTGGCCCTCTGCCGAGCATGCACCGATCGCGACTGTGATGTGTCAGTCAGCGGCGTCAGCGCAGACGGACGGGCTATACAAAGTACATGCTTGGACAGACCACGTTGCCGATGCAAACAAGGGCCACCTTGGGCATATCAACTACTGGATACGTAGCAGGCCAGCGGGCTGGACGTCTGGTGCACTTGCCCTTGTTACCGATGGTGTTGGTGTGTTTGACCTTGCAGTTAGCTCTGGTGAAATACTTCAGTTGCATCCACATACATGGCCCGCGTTTGATACGTCGACTGGATCGGAAGTCATGGTCGTCAATGATTCGGTTGCAGCCTACGTTCGCTCGGGCGACTTGACGGGTATAACCTTGGATGCAAGCGGCGTATCGCTAAGTAACAAGTACTTCAATGTCGTTGTTTGGGGTGTGATCTCTGAAGATTCCGGTGACTGTCAGGTGATGATTAACCTGCCCACCGACAGTTATACTCTTTCGGCCAGTGCGGAGACTGATGTTGATGGCACAGCGGTATATGATATACCGACCGATTACGCAGGAACGGGTTTCCTGATCGCCCGCTTGACAATGCGCTTGCAAGGCAGCACTTACACTGAGGTACTGAATACAGACCTACGTGGTAAGTTCCCATCCACGACCGCAGGTGGCGGCGGTGCAGGTGGTGGTGGGGCGACTACTCTTGTCGGCCTTAGCGATACCGATATAGATTCTGCGAGCCAATATGATCTACTGTTCAAAGCAGGGGCGTTTTGGGAAGACACCGATGGGAATCTTCAGTGGAATCCGAGCGGCGCTTATTTACAACTGGCGAACAACTTCGCGATAAATTGGCTGGATGCTGATACCGTAAGTCAAGAGTTTCTCGTTCTCAACACCACCGGAGAATCGATACCGGGCGACTTAGTAGTGCAGATCGACTTTAATGACGGCTCCGAAGGTGGCACTTCTGCTGTCAACAATGGGTCTGCTGACGATCCTGTTTTCGCGACAAACACCTCCACCACTGCTGCTTCTGCGTTCGAGGGAGCGTTCGGTTGTCATATCATCGGCGCGTCTAATTCAGCGTATAGGGTAGAGATAAACGAAGGAGCGATCACCACCGATGCCTTCGGTATGAACGGTAACGATTTCTCCGTTCACTTCCGGTACAAATTATTCGAGCAAGCAGGGTCAAACTATATCTGCGAGGCGAAGACGGATATTGGAGGGGATGGTGATTGGTCTATTCAGCTTGATGGATTCAAGCGGTTGGAGTTCAGAATAGATGGTGTCGATCTAATATCTGACACTGACGTTCTTGACGCAGACACGTGGTATCACGTCGCCATGACGAAATCTGGTGACCTTATACGCCTTTTCAAGAACGGCTTCTTGATAGGATCGTATTCGTCAAGCTCTGGCGACTTTCCATCAGCAGATTCAGTCGAAGTATGGCTGGGTCGCTTCCATACCATGATGATTGACAGCCTCGTCATCGTGAAAAACCATGCGATATGGACTGATGATTTTACGCCTCCTGCATTACCGGGCGCAACTCAAGTACAGACTTTCACCGTTGGTGATCCTGCTTTTGCTACCGTCATCGACGGACTGACACTCGATCTCACGTCAGATGAAACTGACATTCACGGCACTCTGCACGTTTTTGGTGCAGTTGACTATGATACTACCTTGGACGTCCTCGGTGCAGTTACATTTGTCACCACCCTGAACGCTCAGGGGGCAGTTGACTTTGACACTACCCTGAACGTCGATGGGGCAGTTACATTTGTCACTACCCTGAACGCTCAGGGGGCAGTTGACTTTGATACTACCCTGAATGTCGACGGAGTGGCTTCTTTTCAAGACGACCTATCTCTCAGCGCTGAGTCGGCTATCAACATCGATGACACTGAAGTAATGTCTCTTATTCCCGGAGTATCGGGAGGAGACGCAAGCTGGAGTAGCGTCGTCACCCTACTCGACTTCAATGATGCCGACGCGGTTACAGTTGCTATAGACGCGGCGAACCCAACATGGGTATCATCTTTTTTCGCCACTGCCCAGATTGACACTGCTCAGTCCCAGTTCGGCACATCTTCTTTGTTGTTGGATGGGAATAGTGACTACGTTCAGTTCCCAAACTCGACGGACCTTGATTTCGGAAGTGGTGATTTCACAGTTGAGTTTGCGGTGCGGTTCAATGGCGACCCCGGTGCGGGCAGCCATCAGTTCATCACGAAGTGGTTATCTTCGGGATCGCAACAATCGTATTCCTGCTCGATTACGACCAACCTTCTCCGCTTAGCGTACTCAACAACGGGCGGTAACACGGTGCTTGGATACGATCAGTCGTGGAATCCGGCAGGTGATACTTGGTACCATGTTGCGTATGTTCGTTCTGGTGGCTTCATCTATCACTTCGTCGATGGCGTTCAGCTAGGCACCGAGATCGCGATCAGTGCTACGTTGTTCGCGGCGACCCAACCGTTAACGATCGGGACCATATTCGCTCCCGGATTTCTTCAGGGGCTTAACGGGTGGATGGACAATGTACGCATCACGAAAGGCGTCGGCCGATACACAGAAAACTTCACGCCGCCAACAGAGGAATATCCAGTTGAGGACTCAGACTGGGCCAGTGTTGTCCTGTTGACGAATCTTGATGGAGCCGACGCTGCAACGACCTATACGTCTGAGGACGACGGACTCAGAACAGCGACCTTCGTTGACAATGCCCAGCTTGACACTGCGCAGTTCAAGTTCGGAGTGTCCTCAGGTTTATTCGATCATGCGACCGACGAGATAACTTTCCCAACTCACGTCGATTTTGATTTTGGTACCGGTGACATGACCGTCGAATTGCAGGTACGGATGGTAGATATCACCGACGTTAATTTGATTCGGTGGGGAAGCGCTGTGACGGGATTGATTTACGTCAATGCTTCCAACAAATTAGTTTTCTGGTCGCAGGGATCAAATAGACTTGTAGGTACGACTTCGGTGGTCGCTAACACATGGAGCCACGTCGCTCTTGTTAGGGATAGTGGTACGTTCGAGATGTTCCTCGATGGGGTTACACAGGGAACTGTCGTACTAGCTCAAACGTATGATCAGGCTGTGTTTAGCCTCGGTCACGGTGGACCGAACGCAATGGACGGGTGGATAGATGAAGTGCGCGTCACAAAAGGCGTTGCCAGATACACGGCAAACTTCACACCACCGGTAGCACCGTTCCCGGTAGGCCCACCAGTTGCTGTAAGCGGCGGACTTCTTGTTGGGGATGCAGATTCCGATACGACACTAGATGGGATAGCAATAAGTGTCACTGGGTATTTCAACCCCAAGCTGGTAACGGACGCAGAACTGAACGACGTTACCGACCCAATAAATACATCCGCTGGCAAGATTCAGGGCGCAACGGTATACAACATCACGCAAGATGCCATGGCAACGGCGAAAGGTGAGGATGACGATTCGGTCTGGGTTGACGGAGCCGGTGCAACTATCAATACACCGGTTTAGTGTGTATACTCAGCCCACCAACAATATAGGAAGACAGATATGAACAAGCAGCAAGTCGAACTGGCCGTAGGGGCAGGTATGGAAATACTCGGCGACAAGTCTGAGATTGTTATCCCCGTGAAGCTGAACGATGGGGTCTTTCTCCTGAAGCAGCTTTTGAGGCTGATCGCCAGCGGTCAGATGGGCCTGCAACCAACAGTGCAGCAAGAGCCGCCTATTGCCCCGAACGCCCAGCCCGGCACTCCCGGCCCAGAGAAGCGTGCCGTTGCTCGTAAGAAACGAGTCAGTAAGAAGAAGAAGAAATAATGTTCGATGACATCATCACTGATATTTTGAAAGCGGAGGGTTGGGATACATACACCAACCGACCGAACGACCGTGGTGGCCCTACTAAGTGGGGCATCACTTATAAGGCTTGGGCCGAGTACGTTGGGTACGACCCAACCGAAGAAGGCATCAAAGCGATCACCGAGTCGGAAGCCCGAGTGTTCTACGAGGAGGAGTATGTTCGCGCCCCCCGCTTTGATCTCTTGCCCGGAATTTTACAGCCTATGGTTGTCGACTGCGGCGTGAATCACGGACCCCGAGCCGCGTCCAAGTGGGTGCAGCGAGCGATCGGCGTGAAGCAGGATGGAGCCATTGGCCCGAAGACTCTCGGCGCGGTCAATACTGCAAATCCCCTAACTACCTATCTGAAAATCTGCGCATTCCGCGTCAAATTGTATGGTCGGATCGTCACAAAGGACCCTACACAGGCCGAAAACGCTTGGGGCTGGAATAACCGTGCGGCGAAGTGGATGCTTTTACTTGCCGACCATGTGGGTGATAGGTAGACTTATATTATGAACTGGATCGCAAAAATGTTGGGCGGGAAATTCGCTGAGAAAGTCGGCGATTACTTCATTGAAAAGCAGCAGCTAAAGAACAAGCTCAAGCTCACAGTGCTGCAAGGTAAGATTGACCTTCAGACGGCCAAGGTGCAATCCAAGATTGCACAGCAGAACCACATCCAGAACTGGGAGATGCGGTCCCTCGAACTACATTCGAAAGGATGGAAGGACGAGCTTGTTCTACTCGTCGTACTCTTTCCGTACATCGGCTGCTTCATTCCCGTTGTACAGGATTACATCAATACTGGCTTTGAATACCTAGCGAAAATGCCCTACTGGGCCGTTGGACTCACAGTTGCAATTTGTCTCGCAATCTATGGCATCCGACACAAGAACGCTTCGAGGATTCAAGCCCCCGGACTTCGCGATAAGGATGTAGAACCGGAGGGGTAGTGCCATGTGGGAAACTATACGGATGTTCGTATTCCCAACGGATCGCAAAGTGAGCCCAGTATCGGGCATCACCATTCTCGCGTTTTGGTTTTTCGTCGGTTGGAGCCTTGGCATGGTCCCAGCACTCGGATCGGGGTTTGCCAAAGCCAGCGACGTTCAGTCGATCACGGTAAGCCTGTTGGAAACTTCAATACTTGATCACCGCACACGTTATTGCCAAGCACCCGATGGCACTGACATGAAGTCGTATTTTTTCGCCCAGACTCAGAACAAGGTCAGAGAATATAAATCTACCACTGGGTCTGAGTTTCAACTACCGCCATGTAAGGACCTAGTTTATGTCGCCGCTACCAGTACCACAGACGCAGATTAAGATGCCAAAATATTATTGCATTCCCCCGGTCATTAAGGGGAATGTCGCTATCGGGCTGGAGAAGTTTTCAGACATGCTCGATCAGGTTGGTCCCCTCCACATCCTGCATTACGAGGAAACCGAGACGGAATACCTCGATGATGAGTTCAACCCCAACTACCAAGCCTATATGGACATGGAGAAGGATGGCAGATTTGTTTGCTTTACTTTGCGATTGGGGTGGAAAATGGTGGCCTATTTGCAGTACTATGTATTTCGTGATATGCATACCCAACGTGTGTTGAACGCTAGAGAGGATGCTTTCTTCGTTCATCCACTGATGCGAGGGCAAAAGATAGCCCCGCAGCTACTCGCATATGCTGAAGACGCTCTCAAGGCGCTCGGTTGCCGATACGTCGGTATGACAAGCAAAGCCCCTGTCGGTGCACCCGACATTGGCCCGTTTTTGGAGAGGCGTAATTACCGGCCAATCGCCGTGTACTACGCGAAGAAATTGGAGACTTAGCATGTGTTGCAGTGATCCCCCAGCGCCACCTGACCTTGGCCCTATGTCTGAAGCGAGTACGGAAATCGCACGGATAAATCAGCAGACTTCCCAAGAGCAGCTTGCTTGGGGGCGGGAACAAGATGCGATGAATCGAGAGACGCTCCAACAGGTCCTCGACGTTCAGTTGCCTGCGATGCAGGCCCAGTTCGACACCGCACAGGCCGACCGCAAACGCTACGAGGAATTCTTCCGTCCGTTTGAAGATGAGTGGGCGAAGGAAGCTGCGAGCTACGATACCGAGGAGCGACGCCAGCGAGAGCGGGGCATGGCTACGGCTGATGTCAGTTCTGCGTTTGATGCTCAACGCCGCAACTCCCTACAGCGGTTGGAAAGCTACGGTGTCGATCCTTCCACCACACGTAACCAAGCACTCGATATTGGTGTGCGCACTCAGGAAGCCATGGCTTCTGCCGCCGCCGCTACGGGAGCTACCCGTCGAGTAGAGGATGTTGGCCGGGCGCTGAAGTCTGACGTCATTAACTTAGGTCGCGGCGCATTGTCGAACGCTGCCGGTTTCTATGGTCAGGCCGTAGGTGCTGGTGGTCAGGCCCAGCAAGGCGCACTCAACACTACGCAATCTGGCGTTGGAGCCATCCAGTCTGGTCTTGGTTTCTCAGGACAGGCATTACAAGGCTACGGTCAAGGTGCGGGCATTGCGAGTCAGGGCTTCGGTAATCAGATGCAGCAGTGGAACGCTGGGCAGAACCAAACTGCCGGTATGCTCCAAGGTGTCGGCGGCATTGCTGGTATGTTTATGGCTGATGGTGGTGAGGTCGAGGGTGTACCGACGGGTGCGGTTGCTGGTCAGCAGCAGCTTCCGCGCCAAGCTATTCCATTCCAAGAGGATGGTGAAGTATACGGCCCCGGTGATGGTTCAGGTATTGATGATCGCATTCCGGCACAACTGTCAGAAGGCGAGTTTGTTATTCCCGCAGATGTTGTGCGTAAGAAAGGCGAGGAGTTCTTTGAGAAGCTGATCGAGCAGTACCACACACCTGCCGCACAACAGAGGATGGGCTAATGGCTACCGGACTAGGTGCATTTACCGAGGGGCTGCAAGGCGGTATGGCGGCTCGGCAGAAGTACGATCTGAACAAGCAGTACCAACGCATCCTGTCTGACAGGGGTGATATTGCTGACAGGGCTTGGAACGTACGTCAGGCGGCTGATGAAGCAGATTGGATGTACACCCATAAAAAAGAGGGTATGACTGCTGAACAGGCGATGGAGGGGTATACCCCCAACCAACGCACAGTCCACAAAGACCCTGCCCTTATGCGCCTTGGCAAATTCCTTGGTGGGAAGATCAAAGGTGCGTTCGGTAGTCAGTCTGGCGTACCCGAGGCAGACTTCGCGTCGCCCGAGATCGCCCCGACCAGCCCAGTTCAGGCGCAGGCACAAGGCGGTAGTTTCCAACAGGGTCAGGGAATCCCCGGACAGGGCGGTCCTATGCAGCCGCCGATGATGGCTGATGGCGGCTCCATCGATGATGAAATGGAGCGGCAACGAGCATTGGGACGGAGGACAACAGGGACTCTTAATCGCGTACCGGAAACGGCTGGTGGGGTTGGCCCCGATATGATGCGCGACATTGGTCGTGGCGTCACGGAAGGCGCGTTCGATGATACGACACGCGCATGGGGAGCCGCCGATGAAGCCATGGGTGAGCGTTCGCGAGCTATCAGTGAAGCCGAAGGCGCAAGGGAAACCGGTGGCGCTATCCGTGACTGGATGTGGGAAGGTACCAAAGGCACTATCAAAACCGGCGCTGCACTTGCGAAAGACGTAGTTGTCGATAATCCGCTGGTACAGGGTGCTCTAGGCTTTGCAGGTATGGATGGCGGTGGTGAGCAAGGTATCCCAACTCTACAACAAGGTGGTGAGTACCCAATCCCGGATGACTTCGACCCGAACATGAAGCTCGCAACTGATAATGCCATCGATGCTCCCGACAAGACGGATGGGCAGATGGCAGAAGAAGCCATGAACGAGGGTGAAATTCAGGCGCTTGAGAATCCAGACTTCGCGAAAATGGCTGCGGAGGGCACCCGACCCGACGACCTACCTACCATGACCACACTGGAGTGGGCGGACTACCGCAGTGCCATGTTCCAACAGGAGTTGGAACGCGGTGCAGGTGTGAAGGAAGCATATGAGGCAGTTGAGTTCGCGACGGTTGAGGTACAGATGCGTGGTTTCCAACGCGGCGCTCAACAGGCCGCACAGTTTCTTATAGGTGGGCATAACGAGGAAGCTGCCCTAGCGCTGACCAATGCATACCAATACTTCCCGAATGGTGCGGGTATCAGGTTTGGGTCCGTCACTGATCCGAAGACTGGACTGCCTGCGCTCATTGCAATGGGCACGGATGAGGAAACTGGGGAGCCTACTGGTGCACCCATGCTTATTACTAACGACCGACTGAGTACTATGGTTGCCCAGATGTCTGACCCCAAGGCGTTTTCTGCATGGACGAAAGATGGACACCAACTCCAGTTGGATATTGCGAAGCTCGAAGAAACGCAGAAGCATCACACAGCTATGGAAGGCATCTACGCCACTAATGCTGAGACGGCCCAGATGAGGGCACTGGCTTCTGGTGAGAGTGGTGGCCTCTCTGCTTCAGAAATGCGTCTGCGGGAAGGTGTGTATCGAGATGTAATTAGTCAGGACTTAGACTTGGCTCTTGACAACCCTGAACATGCTCGTTCCCTCGCTCGTGCAATGACCAAACTGGAGTCGATGTATCCGGGCATAGATCAGAATGCGGTGGTCGATGAGGTCTATAGGGCATACGAAGCCGATCGGAAGAACATGAGCGGTGTGGAGGCGCTGATAAATCCACAGGCGCAGCAGACTGGCATACCGGAGGGTTAATATGTCCCTATCCTCCCTTGAGGAATATCTCGACCGTGAATTCGGCGAGCTACCAGCGTCCGGTCTTGCAGAACGGGCACAGCGGCGTGGTACGAGTTTACTAGCCGAAGCCCCGACGATACGTGCTAAAGCAGAGGTGGATCAAGCACCCTCTGGCATACCCGAGTGGAAGCCGCCGATGGATGCCCAGCCGGAAAAAGGCGGTATGGATCGTACCCGGCTGCTCGGTTCCGGTGTTGTCCAAGCTGCGGAGCTAGGTGTTGGTGCGTTGGAATATGTCGCTCGCCAAAACAAGTTTCTCCGTCCTACAGTCGCTCCTGCGATCGAGGGCGTCAGGCAGGGTCTTGCTGGGGTACGTGAGGGTATAACGAGCGGGATTTCAGAAGACTACCTTGCTCATGTTGGCGGCGAGCTTCTGACACTTGACCCTGATAAGACCATTTGGAGGGGTGGCCCTATCGAAGTTGCCGATGCTATTTACGGCAAGTTTTTACAGTCGCTCCCATCCACTTTGCTAGTCATGTTGCCAGCCGCCCGGATGATGAGGGCAGCGCAAACTTCTGGTGCACTGACTTACTTAGGTGCGTCAGAAGGCACGCTTTCCCTCGGCGGGATACAGAACAACATCGCCGACGAAATTACCGCTATGACGCATGAGGAACTCCTGAAAGAGTCCCAGCGTTACGCACAAGTTTATAAGGAGGTTGGCGACGAGGTTACTGCCCGCCAGAACTTCACCGCAGAGACTCAGGGCTTGGCCCCTGTGATCGGTGGTGTCAGCGTCGCAGCGATCTCTATGGTTACTGGTCGCCTACTTAGACCTGTATTCGAGCCGATGAAAGACGCCGCTGGTGTCCAAGTCGGTATGGGTCTGGGCAAACGGATTGGCACCGGCTTCGCAGCAGAGGCACCGCAGGAAGGTAGCCAAGGTGCCGTCGAGCGTATCGCTGAGAATGCTGCCGCCCAAGCGTACGATCAGGACCGCAGGCTGTCCTCGGGCGTAGCTGAAGCATTTGCCCAAGAAGGGCTCATAGGTGGCCTGACAGGCGGTGCTGTAACTGGTGCTGTTGGACAGCGACCACAACGTCCACCGACTCCTCTACCGCCCCCTGCTGAAGACGAGGGTGGTCAGCTTGGCCTACCGGGCTTTGGTCCAACCACGAAAGAGCCGGGCTTTGGTATTGAGCCAGAAGGCTACCGTCCTCCCGAGATGACCCCAGAGAGGGCCGCTGTACCGGGTGTCATGCATGCCGAGCAGCAACAGGATATATGGCCTGATCCGGGTACGACTGAAGGTGTCATGGTGCCACCAGAGCAACGTGCGGGACAGGGTGTACTACCTCTCGGCATTGCTGGTACTGCCCCCCTAGCTGAACGTGGTCCCGGCCAGCGTGCGTTGACCGAGGTTGATGAGCCTATACCAGACGGGCTTGACCAACCCACTGCGGAGCCGCAGGAGGACTTGCAGGCACAGATTGAGGACATGCGTAAGCCATCTGGCCGCAGCGCCGTCTACGTTTCACCCGAGCAAGGTCCAACCGATCAACTGCAACTGCCGAAGGGCGCGGTCATTATTCCGAACTTCGATGGAAAGGGCGGACGGTTGATCGCGAAGAACCAACAGGCGGCTCAGTACGCACGTGAGAGACGCGCTGAAGGTGGTTCAATGCAGGCGATCATCGGTGAACTCACCATGGCTGGTACTGGCAAGCCCAACGTACGAGCCGGGTACGCCGTACAACTGCTCGACGAGAACGGTGCCGTTGCACGTGAGTCTCTTAAAGCTACGAAAGCCGAAGCGAACGCATTGAAGAAAGAGTGGGGCGCTGATGGCGAGGTTCGTATCTTGTCCGGTCCCGAAGCACTTGCACGCAGGAGTGACATACTGGAGAAGGAACAGATTGATCTTCGCACCGAAGACCCCACTGCTGTTGCTGAAGCCACAGCCGACTTGTTCCCTGAACAGCCCCAGCCTCTTACTGGTGCCGAGCAGCGTTCAACGACTGAGGGTATAGCAGTTCGCATGTTCGATCAGGAGAACAACCTGCTTGACGAACAGGTGTATGACACCCAAGAAGAAGCCGATTTGGATGCGGAGCTTTTCAGGACTGATCCTGAGTTAGCTGACGCACGTATTGTAGTTCAGCCGGTGCGTACGAAACTCCCACCCACAAAAGCTGGGGTCACTACTACGCAGCAGATTCCGCAGAGGGAGCTTAAGGGTCCACCCGAGGGACCGCCACCGCGTCCTACTAGTGAGAAAGTTGCGGAGCCGAAACCCAAAGAAGCGCTGCTATACCAAGACGAGATCGAGGAATTCGATGAGACTATAACGACTAAGGAAATCGAAGACTTGCCCGAGTTCGATGTCCTTTATGTTGTGGCGTCAGAAGCGGTGAACCCGGACAAGACAACTCGCTACGACGAGAGGTCGGAAGTTAAATCTTTCAGTACTCGGAAAGCCGCTCGTGCGTTTGCAACACGTGCGCGGAACAAGGCGCAGAAGCTCGCCACCAAGTACGGTACAGAAGCTACGGAGTCGAGGATCATTGAACAGACATCGCCAGAGTTGGAGAGTAAGTTTCAGGCAGCGGTTCAGTCGAGGGCCGATATCCAACAGGGTGTTGAAGTTCCATTGGGTACGCAGTATGAAACTGCTGAAGCTGCCACAGCAGCAGCCGCCCCCGACATTGGTGCTAGGAAGGAGCTTATTAGCAAGTGGCGTAAGAAGAACATCACTGTCTCGCAGAAGAAGCAATTCATTCGTCGCCAGAGAGCATCGGTGTTACGTCGCAAGGCGAAGGTCAAGAAGGTTCGCGATACCCCGGTCATTACTAGGGCTGGACAGAAGCTTGTCAGCACAAAAGCATTGACCTATGAAACCGTATCTGGTGAAGAAACAGTTGCAAAAGCTGCCGAGCGTGTGGCCGCAGTCAAGGAAGCAAACACGCGTCTCAGGTATGCATTGAATCGCGCCAAGAAGTTCCTCGGACGGTTTGAGACTGGTGGCGAGTACGGAGTGTTTATCGCCGAGAACACTGACGACACTGGACAGAGGACACAAGCTGCACGTGACTTCTTACGAGCACGTGATGCGTTCACACAACTTACTGAGTTGGCGCAGTCGACTCTTGCTTCAGGAAACACTAGCAACGCCCATGCAGCACTCGCGAAGAAGGTTGCTATATCATTAGAGCGCATCAAGTTGAAGAAGATGTCGCCTGATCAGTTCGTCAAAGAGTTCGCAGCTATCAGTAAGGAAACTGAAGCCATGATGCTCCGTAGGGCGAAGGTCAAGGAGTCCGTCGAAACGCGAGAGGAGAAGATCGAGAAGTACAACAAGGAGCAGGCAAAAGCTGCCAAGCGTCTTGAAACGCTGGAGTCAGTATGGAAGGGCGATCTGGTATGGGATGAGATTGTTAATCCAATCTTCCGCAAGTTCAGCGAGATAGCGCAGTACAACGCAGCAGACCCCTCCAAGAATGCGTACTACACACCGACGACTGAAGAAGTCGAAGCACTGCGTTATGCGATGCGTACGTATCGTAAGATGACAGAACGTTACCCGACCGATACTTTTTACAAACCATTGAAGGCGCAGCTTACCTACTATGGTTTCAAATTCAACTCGGACGGCGATGTCATTGTCGAAGACTTCTCGCCGAGTGATTATTTATTGGGGCCGGGCTTCCAAGCCAAGCTCGGTATATCCAGTCAAGCTGCCGAGCCGCCGACCCAGCCCACTGCACCGGTCTATGTGAAGAAGCCTGTAAAGAAAAAGGGTGAGAGCGTTGCTGAATACAACGCACGTGTTCGTGAGTGGTTCCGCAAGAAACAACGTAAGGGTGTTGATCCATACGGCCACGCCGGGGTAGAGACTCCGCGTATAACCGTGGATTCGCCCGTTACAGACGTGAGTGGTAAGGTTCTCGTTGGTGCGCGAATATCGCCAGTGAGTGAAGGGGTGAGCAAGGCCGTTAGCCCGACAGCGATTCGCGAAGCCCAAGAGACTGCCGAGAACCGTAGAGCGGTTCAGGATATACGTACAGCAAGGGCGTTGCTCCAAAGGTTTAAGGATATGGTTGCACCGTCCAAGATGACGATTACCGGCATCAAGCGACAGGAGCAACGCTTCATTCGTGGCCTGCGTAAGATCGGTGCATGGACGGATGTGTCTCCGGGTATAGGTCGTATCAGTATGGGTGGTTTCAGGTCAAGAACTTATCGTCTCGTTGGCCCCCGTTTGGATGCGCATACGATGAATAAGGCCGATGCGAAAGCGAGTGTCGCACGTATGAACATAGCGATGCCGCGTGAGTTACTGCCGGTAGCACGGCGTATGGATGTTGCACCCCCACGGCCCGGCGAACAGAGTGCTGCCGAGCGCATGGAAGAACTCGTCGAGGAGAACAACAGAGAGTTCTTCTTGGAGGAACTTGCACTCGAAGAAAACACACCCGCCTTAGATAATGCTGCCAGTGTCGTAGGTGATATGATTCGTGACAAGTATTCACGAGCGAATATCGGCGACGTACTCGATGCAATCACCGAAGCACTGCCTGAAAGCCACTTCTATCATCGCCTCGCTGTTAAGCTGAAGTCGATGGGCATGTCAGATGTGACGTTGCAATTCGATTGGGCAGGGACGAAGTTCCACGGCAAGAAGCGTAACAACTACGGTGTGTTTGACCCAAGCACTAACCGTGCGTATCTGAACCGACGTCGCATGGGTGATGACAAGAGTGCGATGACCGGTGCGAAAGCGATACACACCATATTACATGAGACATTGCACGCCGCTACGCATCGCTCGTTAGCGCATAGCACACCGCTGCGTAACCAGATGTTCCAGATTCGTGCGGCGGCTCACCACGCATGGGCGCGTCAGTTCGGTGCCAGCACTGTTCCAGTTGGCTTGAAACTGACCAACGCAGCAGGCGACCTCGCGCCGATCGATGAGTTCGTCGTGGAGGTATTTGCTGACGAGAATATGCAAGACTTCCTGCGCGACGTACCTGTAGAGATGGAAGGCGCAACCACCTTCCTAGCGTCTGCATGGGCGCGTATCAGAGACGCCATCGTTGAAATTCTGGGGTGGGGTAATGTACCAGAGGTTCACAACCTCCTTGACGCATTCATGTCGACTGAGGCACAGGTGTTTGAAGGTGCTGGCGTAGCTCGTGGGGGTAGCGAGTCCTTGGACATGGAAGCCTACGATACACCGCTGCGCGACATCGCGATGCCGTTCATAGAGCGCTTCATAGGCACCAGTGGCATTCTCCAACGTGTGCGTGAGAAGGGCAACAAAGCAATCTTGGCGCTCACATCGATGGAGCAGTTTGTCGAGCGGTTCACTGGTAAGCTAATTTTGAATGGCCGTGACTTGATTCAAGAGTACGACCAGTCCTTCCGCCGCCGTAACGCTAAAGCTGCGATGCATCTCGAAGTACCGCAAGAGCTTTCTGGCAGGTGGACTAAACTCGAAACAACCAACCCTGAAGATGCTCTCGCGGTTTCGCAGGTTGGTACTGAAGCGTCGCTACTGACGATCGACCCACGTGTTGCAGTGACCGACGAAGCGAATGCGCATCTTGGTGAGGAGCTACACGCGGATCACCAGCGGCTTCACAGTGCGTATTCAGCACTGTCAACAGAAGGCAAGGCTGTCTTCAATGATGCGCTCGACTATTACGCCAATGCGTTAGAAACAGAAACCATGTTCCTGATGCAGTCGGCGTTGCGCGGTATGCTATCGACGAGTGACACACCTGCGCTGTCAACAGAGGAATTCGAGAAGAAGTTCAGCATTGCGGAACTGAAGAAGCTGAAGACCCGCGAGGATTTATCTGGAGCGTTATCAGAGTTCTTCGAGGAGGGGGGCAAGCGCGACATACTTGACACACTTTATAAGATGTCCATGGTGCCGCGTAAGCGCCAAGGAATCTACATGCCCATGATGCGATACGGTGATGACATCTCTTTCGCTGAGAAGGCACGGGAAGACGTAATTTACGAGGATCGAAAGGAAGCAATGGCGAAACGAGCCGAGCTTCTCTCTGATGACCCAACGCTCGATGTAGGAGTGTTTCCAACAGAGGAAGGGAAGTTTGCATTGCGCACGGTTGAGCGGGTATTCATCATGGGAGAGTCTGTCTCTGAAGTGGAAACACTGAGAGACGAAATGGTGGCGGACCCGAGCAATGATCTTACAGCCGATGATTTCTTCGATACACAGAAGCGGCTGGCGAAGGAAACCCACGAGGCGATAGAATCTAACGCAGCGCTCAGTAGCATACTGAAGACGCTCAGTGGGAACAACGCTGCACAAGCAGCGATCAAGAATTTCTACCTACGCAACCTTTCCGAACAGTCGTTCCGTAAGCACGAGATCAAGCGGAAGAATCGGAAGGGCGTGCGTTACGACTTGCAACACCGCAACCTCGCAACCTATGCGAAGCAGGCGTCGTACTACACGGCCCAGCTTGAGTTCGGCTGGAAGATGAGTAAGTCGCTACGTGACATGTATGACGTAGCTACCAGAACTAAAAGTCCGTCCGGTACCGAAGGTGCCAAGCTGACCGAAGTCGTTAAGCATTTGCGATCACGCGATGCGCTCAGTGCCGATCTGCCTACACGCAATAAGCTCGTTTCCAAGAGCATCGAGGCAACTCACTTCTTCATGCTGGCGTCGCCGTCGTACTGGGCGATCAATGCGTCACAACCATGGTTAGTCACGTTGCCAACACTGGGCGCACGTCATGGTTGGATGGCTAGTGCGTCAGCTATGAAGCAGTTCCAGAGTGCGATTTTCAAAGACCTCGCTAGGGAAGCTGCCGAGATGAAGGGCGGGCTGACAGCGTTCGGTGGTGATACAGCACGCGTCGAGCAAACGTTCAACATCATTCGCCAGATCGAGAAGCGGTTGGAGTCGGAATACGGAGCCGATGCAAAGGGCTACGTCGAGCTTCTTGAGTACCTTCGTGCCAACCACATCATCGACATCAATGTGTTTACCGAGATGCGTGACATCGCCGTAGGCAAGAAGAAGACTGCTTGGGATAAAACCATAGATGCGTCACGTATCATGGCTCACCTGACTGAAGTGAATAACCGTGTCGTGACGGCGCTGGCTGCGTACCAACTCGAACTCAACGAGACTGGCGATGTCAAAGCTGCCCGCGACTACGCTGGTAAGATGGTGTCGCAAACACAGTTCAACTACTCAGCGGAGAATAAGCCACCGGTCTTCCAGAAAGCACCACTCCTGTTCCAGTTCATGCAGTGGCCGCAGCACATGTACGCACACTTGATACGCAACTATCAGGGTATGGTGAAGGCGGGTGTCATGGAGAAGTCAGAAGCGCGTAGCGCTCTGCTCGGTTTGATTGGAACCCACGCTGCCGTTGGCGGTATGACAGGCATGATGCTCCAGCCGATCAAGTGGGCATTCGGTCTGACGCTGATGGCCTTTGGTGACGAAGACGAGCCATACACATTCACCAACGCCGTCTCTGGTCGCAGCTACGATCGCATGGTCGCTTCACTTGCAGACAGTGCGTTTGGAACCACTGCGGCCACGTTTATTTCGAAGGGCATTCCGGCAGGACTCGGTATTGATCTCTCAACGCGTATGTCAATGGGTACTGTGTACTTCGTTGATCTCCGTGGTGACAATGCCCAAAGCGTGTTAGGTAGCATGGTGGCTTCGTTCGGTGGCGCAACACTCAACCAAGGGCTCAAGTTTGCAACGGGTGCTGGGAAGATCATGGATGGTGATGTGTATCGCGGACTCGAAACGATGATGCCGAAGATCGCCCGAGATGTGATGCGGGCCGGAAGGTACTATAATGAGGGTCTGGTGAATAACGCAGGTGACACGGTGATCCCTGCATCTGAGATGAGCGTCGGTGAAGTGATGGCGCAGTTCTTCGGGTTTGCGCCGACCGACATAAGTCAGGCTTACGAAGCGCAGAACATCCTCAAAGATGTAGAGGGCTACAACATCGATCGCCGCATTGGTCTAATGCGAAGGTTCCGTGACGCATCAACAGCAGATCGCAGCGGAGTGTTGGCAGATATTAAGACATTCAATCGCAGCAACCCAGCCGAGCGAATTACCGTCTCGGCGCTACTACAGAATCGGCGAGCGCAGAGAGTGCGTGAAGCAAGGTTCGAACGATATGGAGCAAACATAGATGAACGCAAAGCGAGGTTCTACGAAAAATACGCCGACCCGTACCGGGACGAATAAGAAGTGTCCCAAGTGTAAGCGCCAGTCGCTTGCGAAAGACGGTTTTACTCCTTCTGGTAAGCAGCGGTACAGTTGTAGCAAAGTGGTTAGTGGTGACCGCAAGTTCTGTTACTCAACCACCAACCCCGACGCTCCGTACCGAGATCAAGCGGGTGATGCGAGAGAGCCTGATCAGAATCCCCGGTTCGCGAGAAAGTTGACAGGTATCAAGCGTTTCGTTATCACAAGCGCGCAAAACGCGACGCCGATCCACGACAACTTCTTTGCGTCCCTGATGAATTACTGCGACTACAACAGCGCAGAGCTAGTGGTCATACCGCTTCGATACAAGAACGCCACGTCGCGGTGGACGAAATCGCAGGAAAACGCAGAGGTTTGGGACCCAGCGCTTAAGCCGTTTCTTTATAACCAGCGTAAGAAGCTCAACGAGAATCTGGTACTGGTTGCCGATGTCAAGACACAGCCGACCGCTGCCCAACCGCTGTCACGATTCGACTCGTTGACCGAGGGTGAGTCAGGCATCATCGGACATACGAAGGTGCAGATGAAAGTCATCCCTGTCCCTGCCGGTCGCTTCCCGAAAATCTTGGCGACTACCGGCGCGTGCACAGTGAAGAACTACACCGACACGAAGGCTGGTAAAGTTGGTGAGTTCCATCACACACTCGCTGCTCTTGTTGTCGAGATCGTTGGCAAGAAGTTCTTCGTTCGCCACATCAATGCGACGAGGAATGGATCGTTCATTGACATCGATCGCGAGTACTCACCCGCTGGTGTCGCGAAGGCTGATCCTGCCCTTGCCCTAGTCTTCGGTGATACGCACCGCGAGTTCATCGATCCCAAGGTAGAGAGGTGCACGTATGTAAAAGGCGGCATGGTCGACGTACTCGATCCGCAGCACCTTATCTTCCATGATCTACACGATGGCTATGCTCGCAACCCGCATCATCGACTGGACCCGTTCAGCGAGATCGCGAAGCGAGGAGTCGATATGCACCTTGTTAAGCGCGAGGTCGAGGATGATGTTAAGTGGATCAAGCGCGTTATCAGGCGCAGAAAGGCTGTCATAATCCCAAGCAACCACGACAACTTCTTCGCCCGGTGGATCATCGATACCGACTGGCGACAGGACCCGGACAATGCCAGCTTCTATCTGGAGACTGCGAAGGTCATGGTCGATTCCACACACATGACTGATAGTGGTATGTCACGGATCGATCCTTTCACGTACTGGGTTGATCAATGGAAGGGTAAGGCTCCTATCACATGTCTGAAACGTGACGAGAGCTTCATGCTCGGTGGTGTCGAGCTATCGATGCATGGCGACATGGGACCCAACGGATCACGGGGCTCACGGATGAACCTCCGACGCATCGGTGTCAAATCGATCGTAGGGCACAGCCATACGCCCGGTATCGAGGAAGGCTGTTACCAGACCGGCACTAGCACTCCGCTGAAGTTGGAGTACAACAGTGGCCCCTCAAGCTGGCTACAAGCACACGTGGTTCTATACGCGAATGGCAAACGAGCCATCCTCCCCATCATCGATGGGTCATGGCGTTTTGAGTCGTAAAAAGGGGGTGTCGTGGTAAGGGGCTAGTGTCGATCGTTTGGCACAGCCCCTCTCACGAAGCGGTTTTTCCTAGATGGGGCGGTTATTGGCGTCTCGCTTATACGAGCGGTTTTTCTTGCGCGTCACTACGCGGCGATTTGATTTGGCATTGGAACCTCCGTTGGACAGAGCCTTCTTATGATCTACTTCTTTACCGTCACCTTTTTTGACGGTGCCTTCTTTTTCCGCCTCGCGCCGGGCTTTGTTCCGCGCCGCTCTCTGCTTTTTCGCTTTAGGCGTTCCATGGTACTTCCTGTAGTACTCGGGGCTTCGTTCTCGCTTACCCATTGCTCTGCTCCAAGGCGTTTAATTTCGCGTTGAGCATACCAAATAATTTTGTTCAGGTCATAAATATCAGTGGTTCCCTCCTTGCGTCCCAGCCTATATATAGCTTTGAATATGTTCCCTTGAGCGAAGTTCATGTTCAGGTGCTCAATGAGGTCCTGCATTTCCGCTGCGCCTTCCGGCAGTTGATAGTAAACAGCAGTGTCGCCGTGGGGTATGACTGTCATTTTATCCATGATGTGCAACCTGATCCTTTCTTTATAGGAGAACTGGGGGGCGGGGTGTTCTCGGCCCCACTATAAAAACTTTGGTATTCGACGGCCCAGACTCCACGCCATCGAGCGTCGTAGTGGTCAGGACACAGTTGTGCGAACCCGGTTCCACTATCGTAATGGTTCGTTGCCAGTCACCAATGATCGAGTCCAAGTTCTGAACTGCCGTACCATCACAGTAGAGGGTATAGAAGTCCAACTCCTGCTCCAGCAGTGGGGCGTTATCCGTATACGAATCCGGTGGTACGTAGGAAATATCGAAGTCCACTGCAAACACGAGGGTTGCCAGTGAAAGCAGTGCTACTGTTCTTAATATCGCTCGTTTCATGGTGCTCTCCATATAATAATGATGGTTCCAATGGCGAAGCACAATGACCCCGCGAGGTAGAACCAGAAGGGTAGTAGCTCAATAAATTTACTCATTACCCAGCCTTTGAGTCTTCTATATGTACAGATAGGACGACTCGCCATGGGTACGTCCACGATTCATCCCCCCTCCGAACGTATATATATTCGGGATGCCTCGTAACGACGTTCACGTCTTCAAGGACCGTAGATGCCTCAGCTTTTTTGTGCTCAATTGTGACTTTCATCGTCCTCTCCTATAGTGAGGTCTTCCAGTTCGATATTGAAGTCGTAGCATATAGCACGGGACATCGCCCATGATGTTCCGGCCCCAAGGGTTGCCCTGTGCTCAAACATACCGGCTTCGAGTTTGAAACGTTGCTCCAGATCACCCGACATGTTTAATTGCCGCGTCTTATAGAGCCATCGTTTGAAGTCACCCTTAGCTACCCGCAGCTTGCCTTGCTGCTGACCAATCTGGTACGTGAGCTTCCGTAGGTGTGAATGGTTTCCAACTATGACTGGCTCATATTTACCACCAGCACTCGTTCGTAGATTCTCTACGACGAGCCGTTCGTGTTGGTGCTGCATCATGTACGCGAGCAGTAGTTCTTTCGGATCAGTAGCACTGCGAGCGGAGCCAACACGGGCGCGAAGCTGTTTGAATTTTCTCTGCAAATACTTTATCAGCTTCATCAGATCGAAGTTGGCACACCCCGCTATGTTCGCCATTTCAGCACCGGCCATCAGCGTAGCCATCGTAGCGATCCAGTAGCGTTCTGCTGCTTCCGCTTTGAAGTGGCCCTCAAGTTTGATACGCCATTCGTCTACTTTACGTGCTACCTTATCTGTGTTGTTGGTGAGGTACCTAGCGTAATCCTGTCCAACCATTCCGTAGTTGCTCTGGAGTTCGGCAACCATGCTGGCGATACGTGGGTCAGCGACAGGGCGTTGGTTAGCGGAAATGGCAATCTCAAATATCCTGTATACACCTGCATCAGAAGCACCAGTCTCACTTGCCGCGAGATCAAAGACTGATTCGTTCGAGGTGCATATCAGCATCGTGTGCCAAGTCTGTGCTGCAATTGTTCGAGCACTGCGATCGGCGCGTTCACGGTCCTTTCCCTGCGTGACTTGGAAAGCTGTCTGAACGAACTCGTGCAGCGAGCGATCGTCCCCTCTCACTTCATCCCAATACACCGGCAAGTTCTGTAGGTACGCTACCTTGTTCTTCACGGCTGTGGATGTGTCGTTCAGCGTCATCGTGCCGAGCTTCGGGTTGCCCCATACAGCGGCGGCAGTCTCCAATGACAAGCTCTTACCAGCACTCGTGCCAGTCGAAACGATAGCCATGATCGCACCCGACTGCCCAGTGAACTTGATCAGCGGTCCAGCGAACGCCGAAGCGAGCATGACCATGATGTGCTCCAACCCCTGCTCGTTATAGAAGTTAAAGACATCGTTCCATCGGTCAGCTTTCCCAACGGGTGTGAAATAGTCAGCGATACCCTTGTGTTTGTGGTTCGCGGTAACGACGCTTTTCTTGATCGACCCATCTTTGAAGAATGCAGCACCACCAGAGGCGAACCCAATGATGTTCTTGTCACCCTTGTCGTCCACTTTCTCGATCCACCCGAGTTGATCGGTGGTATCAAGTATCGCGTTTTCGTCCTGCAATTTCTGTAACCAAGTAGCCATGAGGTCCTTCCAATGTTTCTGCTCGTCTGTAGTTAGAGGTACGCCACGTATGCTGAGAGTCTCCCACGTTTTCGTGCTGCCCCACAAGTCACCACCTTGAACTTCAATGGCGATGGGCTTGCCCGACTTCGACTTCGCTTGTAGTACGTATGTATAGTCTCCAGTGTTCGTGGATTTCTGCGCCTGCATCAGCCGCCATGTGCGCTTCAGCACCCGTTCGTATACCCACTCCGCAGACTCTTTATCAAATACCTTACGCTCGGTACCGTCATTGCCGGGCATGGCCCTCCAGTTGTTAGGATAGTCGCCGACCAACCCCTGCACTGTTCCCAATTTAGGTATGACTGTACCCGTTTTGGGTACCTCGGCCTGTGGGGGTGTGGGGTCAACGTACCCGAGCGCCATGGGTGTCTTCGATTTCTTCGACTTGTATATGGGGCACGCTTGACACAATGCTGGATGCCAGCCTTCAAACGTCGAGCACTTCGTCGGCCCGGTCGTATCAGCGGCGAGTTTCTGCTGCCACTTTTCTTCAGTGGCGTCGTAGTCGTAGGCGATGTGCCTCGATGACATCGGATGAACCAGCTTCACGCCGCCGTCGAGATATTTTAGAAACAGGAGCGTGGAATTCCATTCAGGCTCGGACTGTTCTGCACCGCCCGTCACCATAATGTGCCGTAGCACAGCACAGTTACCTATCACCTGTTTGGTATCTGCTTTGCGTGAGTTCTGGTTGGCTGAGTATTCATTCGTGACCGCTTTTCCTAACAGATGTGCGGGAATGCTGGTAGTTTTTACCAAGGGAAGACACTTCGCCAGTTCTTTCGGATCGAAGTCTTCGTCGGTTTCCCACACGAGTGTCACAGGTCGTGGGTTGTCGGGGTCCTTGCGATTGTGGGTGCCGGGTGGTCGCAATACTCGTGCGCTATCGCTGGTACACACGCTGTCAACGGGGAAGTTATGCGCAACGCAGTCGGCTTTCAAACCTTCAGCGAGCGGCAACCACTCAGCTACGGGGATGGCCTCCTTGAGCGGCCAGTACAGGTGAATCCCGTTGCCTGACTTAACCATCAACGATGGCCGGGGCATCTTCGTAGCGAGCAGGTATTCTTTAATCGCGGCGACGGCTGAACCATCAGGGCAATCTTTGTTATCGACGTCGAGCCACAATGCTTTCAGGTGACTGACGTTCTTCGCCGTGCGCTTGACACGCAACTTGTCAGTCGGAGTTAGGAATGTCTCTTTGAAGGATGCGAGGGCATAGTAGATCGTGTGCCCTTTGGAATCGAGATCGAGCGCCAGCTTTGCAGCAACATCGTGTCGCGTCATCGTGTAATGAATGAAGACCTTCTTGTCTTCTATTTTCACGTGATCCGCGATGCAGATGTTCCCGTCCGGGACAACTCGTTTTAGAAATTCTCTCGTTTCCATTACAACCCCACTAAAAATTGGGGCCGGTAAGGGGGAGGACCCTCACCGACCCCGGCGCTATCAATCGAGGATCGAAGATAGCATGTCAGTTATGTCAGCATCAGTGGCGGGCGACACGCCCTCCGGTGCCTTCACTTCTGACGGTTCAGCCTTGGGCTTCGCGGCCCTTGGCTTGGGGGGTTGTACTACCGGCGCTACCGGTGCGGGGGCAATAGCATCTTCCTCCACTGCCGCAGCGCGTTTTGGTTCTGGGGCTGGCGCGATGTCGTCTGTCGACTCAGAGAAATGCTGCTCCTCTGTGTTAGACGCTTCCGGGGGAGCCGACTCTGATGCTTCTGCGGTCGCGTTCGACTCGCTACTGGCTGCATCGCTATCGTCATCGGTAGTTCCCCCAGTCGCGTGCTCGGCAGACGTATCAAGGATACGCCTAACTGTATCGGAGTCGCGAAGCTCCTCCACAGCGCCAAACTCGGTTTCGTTGAGAAAGCGGCCCGGTTTGAAAGACAGCTTCGGGTACGACACCGTAGTATCAAACCCGATCTTGGTTGACAGCATGTACGGCGACAACCCTTTCGGTCCTAGCTTAATCTCAGCGTACTCTTTCAGCGGGTTCAAACTCGCTGGTGGAATGCGAAGTAGCATGGTGGGAAGGTCTTCGAGCTTCTTCTCGCCAGAGACGAGTGCTTCCAACTCATGCAGGAAAAGAACAACGACACGACGCACATCCTGACAGGCGCGTGTCTTCTTGCCCTCGTCAGTTGTCTTCGATCCCCATACATTCATGGGGCACGATGCGCAGGCCGCGTTGATCGCGTTTGGTACATCCGTATCAGGCTTCAGGCCATTAGCAGACCAACAGTCTGGCTTGGCAGTGTCGCCTTCGGTGTACTTGCCCTTGTAGTACGTCTTCGCCAAGAACTCACTCGACTGAATGAGAATTAACTCGACAGACTGTACGGCGTTTTCCTCGTCGTCCAAATAGACTTGTTCCTCGCCGCCCTGACGAACTCGCCATGTACGGCCTCGGTAAGAGATGATCGGGAAACCCGAGTGCACCCCACCTGAGAACTCTTTCCTCCCCTCCATTGCCGCAGATGCAGTTTGCAAGTGGGCAGGAAGGTTTGCTCGTGCGGCTACTAGATCAGTACCGGTCATGTTGCTCTCCTTACACCAATAAATATGGATTCGCTGTACTTGACGCCGGGAACGTCGATGCCACCGTCTAACAGTTCACGAACGATTTTCGCGTTCGCTTTCATGTCGATAGCTTCGAGGTTACCAGTGCTGACAGCAAAGTTATAAAATGCGTCGCGGTCTTTGACCGAACACGACGAACGGTTTTTCTTGTACGCTGTTCCTGCGTCGGTCGGTGCCGACTCAAGGCCCTCTTTATCGAGAGCGGCTAGGATCAGACCGTCGAGCTTAACAAGTGCGTCGGTCATGCGTTGTGTTGAGTTAGTGAATACTTTCTTTGCTGCGTCCTTTGCGTCACGAATCTGGACGTACTTATCGATCAGTTCGGGCAGCTTCATCTGTTCCATGCTCATAGTGTCGCCTCTATCTGTGGTTGGTGATGATGACTCTATCGTCGGCTGACGATTTGGCCTTGGGAAGCTCGCGCTTGATGAATTCCTCTGGGGTTTCACCAAGCACACGCTTGTCTGAGAATGCGAGTGTTGCCAAGCCGATACGGGCGCGATGCCAGAGAGATAGCTTGGAACCGTGTAACCGAGTCATGTAGGTGATGAACGAATCGAGTTGTTCCCGAGTAGCGTTGATCGTGACTGGTGTGCCTTTCTTCATGCTTAGTCCACGTGTCATCATGGACGTTGCTTCGAGGGACTCTGCGAATTCTTTTACTTCGTCTTTAAGTCCATAATTGGTTGCGTAAGAAAGTGCTGCGATGATGCGGCGCAAGCGCCAACGGGAGAGCCAATTTTGTATCATGGTGTTCGCCTTAGTTGTCGTCAAACATATCCAGAAGTGCGCCTTGTAGACTCGCCTTCTGTTGTAAGCGTTTGTAAATCTTGCTCTCGATAGGGCAAGAAGTCAAGTGAATAATCATGGACTTATGCTTCTGTCCGGGCCGTGTAATTCGTGCGTTCGCTTGCTCGTAAGTTTCGAGTGAAGTGGTTGGTGAGAACCACACAATCGTATTTGCTGCCGTAAGCGTCAGGCCGTGACTCATGCACTTCGGGTGTGCTACTAACACGCGTGGGGAAGTCTGAAGTTGGAACCCGGTGAAGATTTCATCACGTCGTTTCTTCGAGATGCCGCCGTGTATCAACGAACAGTCGACGCCCTTTGTATACAGGCGTTGGTGAAGCTCTGTAGCTGCGTGCGTGAAGTCAGCAAAGATAATCACTTTGCCAAGCGACTGATCAATAATATCGAACAGTTCATTTACCCTACTCGTGTTGTCTAATCGAACAACGGATTTGTCGGTTGTGTACACCCATCCGCAGGCGATCTGCAACAACTTCATAAAGAGGACGCCTTCGTTCGCCGAGGTAATCAGCCCCTCCCTGAACGCAGCCTTGGCAGCGGCGATCATCTTCTTATACGTGATGTCTATCTGGTTGGAAGGTGGCACATCGATCGTCTTGTAAATGACCGGTGGTAGCTCAACACAATCGTCACGCTTGTACCGCACTGCCGGGTGCAACATTTCGAACACCTGATCGTTAGCGTTGGACTTGGCGATCCACTTAAACTGTGTGATCTGCGTCATGGTTTTGCGTTGGAACTCTTTGAAGAACTTCGGAGCGCGACGGGGAGTCAGCAACTTTGCAAGACCCCATGCATCAGTCGGGTTGTTAGGTGTTGGCGAACCAGTCATACCCCACACGTAGGGAACCCTCGCGATCAGCTTCGCAGCCTTCTTCCATTTATTCGTTTGCTTGTTTCGGAACGCACCGACTTCATCGAGAATCACCACGTCGAACTTCATTGCGATAAGTTCAGGGAGAATCACACCAATGCCATCGTGGTTGATTACGTAGAACTGGTGATCCTCGGTGAGCACCTTCAGTCGTTTTGCTTTCGTACCGTGCAGGATGCCGACCGAGTGCCAGCCGAAGTACTGAAAGATTTCTCTATCCCACACCTGTGTGAGAGTCGATAGCGGTGCGACCACCAGCACCTTCTTTACCAAGCCTTCATGGATCATGTTATCACAGGCATACAGCGCGGCCCTTGTCTTACCTGTCCCCATTTCAGAGAGTACATATGCTCTTGGGTTCATCGTGAGCAGAGCCGCCGTGATCTTCTGGGTACGGAAGGGTGGTGGGTTGTCGGGCCATGGATACTGCGCAACGATGGGGGCCGGGACAGTGTATCCCAGATTTCGTAACAGACGTGTCACTTCAATCGTATGCGCGATCGTTCCGGCACCGATCAAGTTCCCAACTTGTTGGCTGCTCGGCAACTGGATCATGCCATCAGTTATGATTGGGCGTTTAGTCATCAGAGCGGATCACACCACGTACAGCGGTAGTTTCCCCCTACCTTGTTGCCGTGCTCACATGTCCCCGGTGCCCGGTTTTTGGGACCAGCTTCTTCCTCCAGCCATTCCAGTAATTCCCGTTCACCTGAATACAGAGCACCGATCAGGGCTTCGCCGATTACGAACACTTTACCACCTGCGTTCTCAACGTCGTCAATCGTTAAAAGTTGTCGGGGTGTGGGGTGCTTACCCGGCGCTTTCGTTTCAATTGCAAAGTAGATGCCTTTGTAACAGGCGTGACAGTCGAGACACGCAGCGCCGTAACCAGTTTGCACAGGCCAGTGCTGATATGCGCCGTACGACTTGAGTGTCTTCTTGACACGCGCTTTCACTTTCGCTTCTGGACCAGCCATCTACTTGCCACCTATAAGGGGGAGTAATCCGCCAGCCGCTAATCCTTGCGCTAACCCCTGACCGAATCCCGCTTGAACCTGACCCGCCGACCCAAAGGACCCGCCTGCCAGAGCTTGCTGAAACTGCTGCTGAGATTGCTGCTGCATGGCTCTTACCTGCGTTGCGGTTAAATTCTGTGAAGCCTGAGACTGTTCGGACTTTGGGCGCTCCCAAATGTCCTCCCCCGCGTCGCACGTCATAATAGCCGTTGCACACCATTCCTCGAAGTCATCGCACAATATTTCGATGCACGTCTCGTTGTCTGGGGTTCTCGGTGAGATACGTGCCTTCAGTGAAATCATTTGGTCATTGAAGAACGTAAGTTTAATAAGGTCGCAATCTTCGGCGATCATATGTGCTTCGTCGGTTCGATACACATTCTCCCAAACCACATCAGGGATCATATTGCGGAATTCCTGCTTGAGCATTACTTTCAATGTGCGTGGCTCAAGTGTCTGGCTCAATGGTTGTACTCCTCTCACTGCTTGACTTATACCGCTATGCCAGTGCTTCCATGGCGCGATTTGCTGATTCATAAGTCCAGCCTGACTAGGACCTAACTGACTGCTCGGTGGAGGTGTTGCGTTACACATTAGCTGTGGACTAACCATCATTGCAGCATTGTCGACCATCATCTTCGTGATGTAGTCTTTCTGCTGCTGCAATTCGATTAATCGTTCTTGCCCTTGTCGAACCAGTGTGGGCATTGGGTCACTGGGCACCATCCGCACAGACCCGATTCGGTCGCCGGAAAGTCCGTAGTCTGTTTCGCGATCTCGATCTCTTTGACTCGCGGCAACAGTTCCATCCACACGTTTTTTAACTCGGGGCGTGCAATATTTTCTAAGGAAATTTTTGAGCTGCGTAACCATACGAACACCAATTTGAAGTGGTTGATTTCCGGCATGAGCCGGGAAAGAATACATGCAGCTAATTGTAGCTGCGTCCAGTCGAGCTTAACCTTACCAGTCTTCCAGTCAACGATAGTCGCCGTATCTCCATTCACGATCAGCAAGTCAACAATTGCCCTTACCCATGCGTTTGCTGCGAACCAATCGACCGGCTCGAATTCGGGGTTCAGACACATCTTCATTTCGCCGTACTTCTCACCCTTCGCGTCTGCAAACCGACCAGCAATCTTCTCGTGCATACGCAGTGGTACCGGCAGGGCTTTACCTTTGATCACACGTTGGAACATCGCGTTGTGAACTTCCTTGCCCTCGCGAGCGGCTTCGGAGTCACCGTCCTTCGTGTCTTTGACAATCTTCAGGTGGTAGTACTTCTTCCGGCATGTTTCGAATGTCGAGAGTACCGAGAAAGACCATGGCGTTTTGAAGATGTTCATCTTATTCGTGACCTCACTAGATCGACTAGGCGTTGCGCGTCTGGGCGGTTCCAGAACGTACCGTATATAAAGTAGTTACTGAACTCTGCTCCATGGCAGTCCCGCTCGTTCATCACAGGGCGTACTATACACGCTAGGGACTCTTTGGGGATACAATTACGAGTAAGCGAGTAAATCCATTCCCGGTACTGGTCGTGCCTCCCACACAAAATCGCGACAGGTTTCATCCTGTATGCACCTTCAGTAGTTGTTGGAGGCATTCGAGGCCCTTATCGAACCCTACGAACGTGTGTGTGGATATGTGCCGAGCCATGCCGAAGAACCGGGTGCGCGGATCGTCCTCATCCTCTACGAAGATTTGCGTTTGGAATGCACCAATGCCGTACCCAAACTCAAGCATCAAACCATGACCTCCGGGGTTATCCTTCTCAAGATACCCGAACATGTAATCACTCTGCTTCACTGCCCAGAGGTCCCATTCAGTGTAGTCTTTCTCGTCGGTGAGCCCGTGACTGCGAGGATCAAGGAACTGAATGCGCGGATGCTTACACGCCTCGATCACTTTATCCTGCCAGCCTGATTTCATACCGCCTGCGAGGTATACGATCACCCAAGCATCTCTATCGATTTTAGTAGTCAATCGCCTAATCCTATCGACATCATTTTCGCGTGCTCATAAGCGACAGCTTCGTACCAGCGAAACAGCATACCCTCTGTTAGATTGACATCATTCTCCGCATCGATGACCGGTCGCCGACCCATGTCCTTCTTTATGAATAGGGGTTCAGTGGTGTCGGGGTGTGAACCTATGACTTCCCACTCCATCTTGTTCAGGAACTCCGTTATCACGGCGGGGCATCCTTGTTCTTCAACTCCGTCCTCTATACAGATAGAACCGGGTGTCACATGAGCTTGTTGGTATTGCTCCGACTGCGACAGCGAGAGCATCGGCTTCTCACTTGTTGGTTGCCATTTATAAGTCATCGTCGCCTACCTCGTCTTCCGTCGTCCAGCCGATCATTTGAGCGCCGGGGCATTTCCTGAGCCATTTGGCTACTTGCGGTATGAGCGCCACAAGGCTCCTCGGGAATTTCGTCCTGATCCTGATCGTGAGTATCATCCTATCTTCCACTTGCAGGCATACTTGTAAGTCACACCTGCTTTCTTACAGGCGTCCAGAATGTCCTTCCCTACCATGTTGTAGGGATCACGGCTAAGTTTCATCGACCTTCCTTCGCGAACAGGAACGTGCAATCGTATGGTGTGTCAGCGGCCAAGGCGCACTTTGCGGCCATCGGAGGGGTTCCCGATTCAATTGCCACACGGATGTTGTACTTGGTAGCTTGGCAGTTACCAAGTAACAAAGCGAACGCCATTATACTGGCGATCAGGCTAATGCGAAAAACTTTCAGGCTGTTGTCGTTCATTTTGCGTCTCCATAGGATTTACCAAACGCCGCTTCTGCATCGACCGGCAAGTCCGGTGCGAAGTCAGGTGGCGTCTTCATTATACGAAGCACTTCTTGCATGTAGTACTCCGCGTATTTTTCAGGCACGACATAAACGAGTTCGTCATGCGCTTGCAATGCCGGGCGGATGCCCAACTGTCGGCGAGCTTGTATCATGTGTTCGGTAACTGCGATACGTGCTAGAGACTGGACCATGTTCTCCACCATCTTGCCGCCCCATAATGTCTTCGGTCGCTGTGCGTACTCGAACGACCAGCCTCGATACTTCTTGGTGTCCACGAAGCGCAGGTTGTTGTACCAGAGTGCCATTCCATTCGGAAGGGTCAAACGATCCTTGGTCGCGCATACCGGCCCTATCATCGCGAGGCATTCACCCGCTGCCATCTGCTCGATGATCTTGTCACAGTATCGCCACATGGCAGGAATCTCGTGATAGGCATCCCGGTATACGTCTACGTACTGCTGCACGGATTGCGCGTATACTTTGTGTCCATCCTTGCGCAGAGTTGCTTGCAATTTCTTCCAGCCCATTCCGTAACCGAGGCCCAGAATGCATGTCTTACCAATGAATCGTTCTTTCTCATCGGCCTTGGTGATAGTGCGCCCGAATACTTTACCTGCGAACGAACAGTACGGGTCGCCACCCTCTCTAAACACCTGTAATAAAGGCTGGCATCCACTCAGCCATGCATTCAGGCGGGCCTCGATCTGGGATAGGTCACACGCTAATACAACGTGACCGGGGGGAGCAAGGACAGCGTGGCGCAAATGGTTCCGCGTCTTAGTGCCCTTTGGTATGCGTGGTAGGTTCTGGCAGTTGATACCCTGCTGGCCGCTGTACCGGCCTGTGTGAGCGCCGTAGTACCGCAAAGGGACACGAAGCCTGCCATAGCCCTCTGCGATGTCGATGAACCTTGTAGCGCGTGTCTCAGCGATTGTGGACTTCACTCCCAGACGTGCGGCCAGTATCGGGCCAACCAGATCATCATCGGCGTATTCTTCCTCCAAGTCTTTCCACTCCGGGTCGGTCTTGGAGAACGCGTAGGTGGGCTTTAGGGTTGTGGGGCTGATCTTCATAGGAGGGTCAACGCCTAGACTTTCTAACACCTGTGCGAATTTGACATTGCTCGATAACTGTTCTTTGCTGATGTGATCCGGCAGCTTGGCAAGTAGCTTCGCCTTCTTGTCACGTGCGTCTACAAGCACGCCTTTGAGGAGGTCGATGTCGAGGTCGAACATTGGCTCTAAGTACATGCGCATAGTCATGTCCATGACCAAGAACTCGTCACGGGGCATTCTTGATTTCAGCTTATTGAACAACCACCATTCACCGTCGCAATCGTCCGAGCAGTATTGCGCGTACTTTTGGAACTCCGATGGCGTCAGCGATTCGAGTCGCCTCCCCAACATATTCCCAATATACGTACCTTTCGATAGAGGGCTTGACTCGTGCTCTAAGCACTTTGCTAGGGATATACTGCGATGAAAGGGCTTCAAGAGAGCCTGTGCCAGCGCAAGCGTATCTAAAAGCATCTTGGGAATGATTCCCAATATCTGTTCCATGATGATTCCATCGAACAGGGTGTTGTGGCAGAGAACCGCGCCAAGGTGAACGCCCTTGCTTTCTAGCCATGTCTTGTAGTCCTCGTGCTCGAACGAAGAATATACTTCGGTCGGTTCGTTGTTCTTCTTCACGCCGACCATGATGATTTGGAATTCGGGGCTGTCAACATACTCTTGGTAACTGAGCTTTTGTAGCCCATATGTTTTTGAGTAGTACGTCTCGAAGTCAACTGTGAAAGTATCCATTCAGGGCCTCGGGGTACGCGCTATGATAACGGTCTTCATTCTGGCATCTGCGGGTCTGGGCAGGTGTTTGCTTCTGCCCCTGACACTGGTGTTGTTTTGCCATCCGGTAACATGTTGTACCAAGCAAGCATTTGCTTAGTCAATGGACACCATGACTTGTCGAGTAGCTGACCATTGTGGCAATGTCGATTTGCCTCCACCAGTTCGAAAGCTGTGGGAGACATCGTGTTCTTACGTAGGGGGTACATGTTCGTCCCTGATGCCTTGCTGGTAACTTCTATCCAGTACACACCATAACGGAAGTACGCACGTTGCTTTACGAAGTTACCTATGTCACCTACTCTGAGGATGTAGGGAGTTTCAGGTGGCGTAAGTACAGCCAGTATCTTCTTTAGGGGTATCAATGTCGCCTCCAGTTTACAACCGTTGTAAGACGCGAGCGGGGAATGCCACCGAGACAGTGAATATGAGAGATACGAAGTAACACTCTAGTCCCGCTCACTGTGGGCTACATTAGCACACTGAGCGAGAGTGTCAACAACTTTCTTACAGGCACAAAAAAACCCCGCCACCGGTTAAGGCAGCGGGGTTAGTCAGGATGCCGACCTTACGACTGGCCGATCCTGCGTCGTATCTTACAACCGTTGTAAGATTAGTAGATCGATGGATAGCCACGAACACGCGGCACATCAATCACGAGCGACATCTGCACAAGGATGTGCGTAAGCGCATCGAACTTACGTCGTGCGAATGCAAGTTCCTCGTCGCTCTGTTCTTCGCCTTCGTCATTGTAGCTGTGTTGCTTGCACAGGAATTGCTCGACTGTGCCGTACCCGATAATCACATCGGGGAGTCGCGACTTCACACTTGCGTTACGTACGTTGCCGCGATCATCCACGGGAAGGAACGGTAGCAACTCAGGCCAGATACGATACACCTGTCCCGGAGTGTTGCAGCCTTGGCCGGGTTCTGGTCCTCCATACCACCCGTTAGCGCCGTAGCTCCGGTTCCTCTCCCATCCCCAATCAAGTAGTCTGTCACACCTGTGCCAGAGTTCTTGTCGCAGGATTTTTAGATTGAGCGTCTTCTTAACCCACATGTCCAGCTTCGCCTGTGTGTCAGCGTTTAGCTCCGAGTACTCAAGGTTAAGGCAGGGTCGCTTTATACCATCGCTAAACCCGAACGTGACACGCCGCTGCCCATGAATGTCGCCAGAGGCAGAAGGTAGATTCAGAATGAATGAATCGCTAGCTTCCAAACATTCCTGTCCGAGCGAGGTCCCTAGCAGTATGTCCATTGCACTCCATTCACGTGATGTGAAAGCCTCCTTATATATGTCATGGAGTGCATCGAACTTTACGGGGTTGGTAATCTCACAATACTTATCGAAGTGTTTCGTCACCCTGTTAGCAAAGCAGTCTCGAAACTCCTTCTTAAAGCGGCTCATCGGATAACTCCACTGGTATGATAACGCCCGGTATGTCATGCCCCGGTCGATAGTCAGTGGTCGCACACCAGATCACTGGGTAGTCAACGTCCTCCTTCTGAGGAAATGCCCCGCCCATGTCTGTGAAGTACACCAGACAATCAGGAATGATGCCGCGTTCTTCGAGATACTCGAACGGTGGAATGAAAGACGTGCCTCCACCACCACCTAACGTGCAAGCAGGTTGGTTCCCTTGCAGTGTATCGCCGCTTCCTAACTCATGCACTGTCTCTACACGAGCGTCGCAACCGATGAGGTACACGTACTCAGGATTGCAATCAGTGAGTATGCTATCGCACTCACTCAACCCCTGTTTCATTTCCAGTTCCGACATACTTCCAGACGTATCTACCACGAACACCACTACGCCACATCCGAAGCCCTTGTAGCTGGGCATGATGATGCCTTGCGTGATGTACCGCCGACGATTCAGCTTGGACCAGTCCGATGCATCCCTACCTACAGCCTTGGTAAACGCGTACCGAAGTTTCTCGGTCCATGGTACCTTCGGCTTGAGCAAGTCATCAACGAACCTCTCCAATCCTGCTGGCATCTTGCCAATGGCCTTGGCAGCATCGCTTGCGGTCTTCACCGCCCGCTTCCACTCGACTTCACTCTCGCCTTCGCCTGACGATGGCATGACATGCGTGTCAAGCGTACCGTCGCTCTGACCATCGGGACCTTGGTTGTTGTGTTGATCCTCACCACCACCACCTTCACCTTGACCCTGACCCTGACCCTGACCGCCGCCCTGCTGTTGCTGTTGCTTGAGCAGTTTGCGATACACGTCATCTACCAAGTCACCACTCGTCGCGATGCTCGTATCGTGCAGCCCAATCTTCGGCATCTTGCCTACCTTAGATTCGATCAGCATGTCATTGATCACGTAGTCACCAGCATGATTCCAAAGGCGTGGGTCAAACTTGTTACCGTCAAACCCAACGTCCTTGTAATGCTTACCTCGTGGCATGTGTGACCACATCGCATGGCCTACTTCGTGGCACATGACAAAGACAGCTTCGGGCAACTTGAGCGTGGACATGAAGTCTTCATCGATCCATATCCGCTTACCGTTCGTCGCCATCGTCTCGTTACCCGGTGGAAATATCTGCGGGAACTTGCCGATCTCTATCTTCATCATATCCAGAAGCAGGGATGCAAAGAACGGGCAGTGCAATAGCATCGCTGTTTTGCATTCGGTCAACTTCTGATTAGGACTTGTCATCAGGTATCCTCCTGTCGCCGTTGTAATAGAAGTGTAGAGCGCGACCGATTGCAATCGCCCTGCCAATCTTCTTGTTAGGTTGCTCCTTCTTTCCACATATCGCATGTGCCGTCGCAACAATACCCAAGGATTCCTTATGTACCAATTTACAGTACGTAACGAATTGCGTACCCCGCTGATAACGGACTAACGCTCTCAAGTGTGAGGGGATGTGTGCCTCCGTGAATTTACGCCTTTTCATTTGCATACTCCTGCATACGATCGACAATCTCTTTCGCATGGTCGGCGAGCAGCTTGCGCAACGCGTCGTCCTTACGTACGTCCTTAAGATCGGTCTTCGTCAGCTTATTCTCAACCATCTTGCGAATGACCTCGATCTCACTGTTGCCAGTTACGTTCAGATGCGAGAGCATCGTTGCGTGTTGTTGTAGCTTATCGAACAACGTGTAGTGGAAGTTCGCGTCGGGGTTGGCGAGCGTCGTTGCAGCGTGGCTAACATCGTCAAACAGACGTTGCCAAGCATCCTGCATTGCGTTCTCCAACTTCTTCTGCGTCTTCCGCTTCAAGGCACCTGCCAACTTCTCAACCTGTGCATCCTGCAAGCCTTGGAACTCAGAGCCAGTAGGGATGGGGTCGAAGTCGAATGACAGATCGAAGTGACTTTCGATCACCGCTGGCGATGGGTACTCATTCTGATTGAATGCACCACCCAACTTCTGTTGAGAGATAGCAATCAGAGTAGGGTACGCCGCTACGAACTCATCCAGCGCGGCAGTCATTTCTGCCTTGTGCTTGCCCATTAGCTCCGCGTAATCAAAGAACAGAGTGTTGGGCAACAGCCGAGCGCCCGCACGTTTACCAATGTCATTCACGCCTACCGTACTCCAAGGTAGAGTCATGCGGTAATGATCGGTACGTGCTGCGTCGATTGCCTTATGCACCTTACGTAGTTTCTCGTCAGCGCCAACAAGCAATCGCTTGCGGGCCTCGAACGACTCGGCATCTGCACCGGTTGCATCCGCCGCATCCTTCGCAGCTTTGCGATCCTTCACCTTCGCGTGCCATCGTCTGTTGGATAATGACACGAGCGTCCCGAAGTTACGGATGTCGATTGACTCCATGAGTTCTTCGTCGGTGAATGTCGGGATGGGCACATGCTCCACTGCGACAGGCTCACTAAACATGGTGTTGTCGATTGGTGGGAGCGCGGCTTTCTCTACGTCCTCGTTTACAACCGTTGTAACTTCTCCGTCATGCGTCGCCTCGGCTACCTCTGTCTCCATCGGTCCAAGCTCGTCATCCTCTGCGAACAAGGACTCAAGTGTGACAGGTGCACCATCTAGTACAGGGATCGTATCCTCGTTGTGTCCAGTACCCTCGGTGATAACGGGTGTTGGGGTTTCGGGTTCCGCAATTGCTACCTGCGGGGCTTGCTCTGGTTCTTTATCTTGCAACACATCATCGAGCAATGATGCGATGTCGCTATCGAAGTCTGTCATAGGTATCTCCTTACATGCTTGACAGTAGGTTAGCATTCACGATCAGCGCCTTGTTCTCTTTCACCCATTTCGCAAAGTCAGGGTTGTTGAGAACTTGGGGTTGACGCTTCAACGTGGCTTTCAGACCAGCAACCTGAAACTCTTGTGGCATACGTTTCAGGTAGTTGAATGCCGGTGCTGCTGTATCTCCATCGACACGGTGTGCGATCATTTGCATAGTCGCGAACTGCGCGTCTGGCCGATCTTTTTCTGGCAGCTTGCAATGCTTCGGATCAGCTACAATCTCATCGAAGGTAGGCAACTGCTCTACCACACGTAGGAATGCAGTGAACTCTGCTGCTGCTCCCTCACCGATGTAACCCGCCGCCGCCTCAGTAAAGAGGTCCATCGCCAGATGCTCGACAAGGTAGGACATTTGCACGAACGATCTTGGTGTGCAGAATGGCCCAGACTTTTCTGGTATGCTATCTTGGAATACGATACCGGGTTTGTGCTTTGCGAATGCAATTGCAGCCCAGTGGATGTCACCGCGTTCCGCCCAGTCCACCCATGAGTCCAAGTCGGGTGTAATGTTGATCAGCATACGCCTGTTGGTAACGAACATCAGTTCACGTTGCACACCAGAGCGATCTTTCTCTCTGTTGCTCGCAGCGAGTACCATGTACGTGATTGGTAGCCAACTCTCGTTGACTCGTCCTTTCAGTAACAGTTCTGCCGCTGGCTTTTGCACGTCATGTGCTGACTGGCGAAACTCATCCAAGAATATGAATCCGTGATCCGGGTCGCCCTTGCGAGGCATCCATGGTGCACGTGTGTAGTTCATAATTTTAGCGCCATCTTCGTCGGTGCCGGGTAGACCGAAACCACCCATGTCAGGTGCCTCCTTGCTATTGAGAAAGAAGTCCTTGTTTGCGAACGGAACCTGCATGTCCTCACCTAGCTCAATTGCCAACTGATCCACCATTTCCGACTTACCGAGTCCGGGTCCCGATTCCAATTCAATTGTGAATCGAACACCTGTCTCAACTTGTCGGTTGTACATTTTCTTGATCAACTCTTTTGCTTGTCGTATATTCACGATGCTTTCCTTTTTTACAACGGTTGTAATTCAACCATTGCAACAAGGTGCTGTTCACACCCTGCTGCGCTGGCATAAGATTGCCATTGATCGGCAGTAGTTGACCCTCGGCACATATAGATCATGCCGGGGAAGTTCTCTTTGACGCGTACCCACGCTGCGCATTCAAGACACATGTCTTGGTCCTCCATTCGTCGCAGTATGATGCACACTTGGTCGTTGACCTCTTGGTCGTTGCGCATGAAGTAAACGTCTTCGGTGATAACGACGTACCTCATAGCAAGTTCCTCAAGCTCGTTGTACCGTGCTAATGAATACAGTTGCTCCCAATCACATTGCTCGATTGGTGCAGCAAAGCACACAGTTTCGTTGTCGGGTTGCTCTACCCTTTGGTCAGGGTAAAGGATCATAGCCGCACACCTTCTCCTTTAGTTTGATGTAGTACCTCGTGGTGAGCACCGCAAGCACCAAACCTATTACCCAGTGTAGGTTTACCCACTGGCTTTCGATCATCTGGATATACGCGTCCTTACCAATAAGGTCTTGGTAGAACATCGACCAGAATACATGGGCGAAGAACCCCGCCCAAAAAGCGCGAGACATCCCGCTACGAATTATTTCCATGTCGCTTCCTCCTTTTTGATTGCTTACGCACGATAGACGCTTTGGCGCGTCGTTGTCGTCGATTCATTGGCACGTCAGGTCGTTGAACTCTCAACTCACTTATGAATATGCCTCTAAGTTTCTTACACAGGTTTGTGAACACGTGCTACCTCCTCGTATCCAACTAAGGTTATAACGGGAAAGAACTCCTTGAACATGTTGACCATGGTCATGTAGTTTCCGCCCATGAGTTTTACAGCTTCCACTGCCTGTTTCCATTCCTCCGTTTGATCAGTTTGCTTGGCTATGTCATCGCCTAATCCTAACAATGCGAAAACGTTTCCATCTGGGCCTAGTAGGTCAATGCACAGGCCCAACCGTGAGTCACGGTACACTAGGCTATCAACGCAGGGATGAAAGGGTCCTCGATGCTAACATCCAGTATTCCCTCGGCGATCAAACGCGATTCACCACCACTGCCGTGCCATGGGATTAACCAAACATGAAACATATTCTTCTGCTTGTCTTCGTCCCAATAGATGTTAGTGCGGATCGCACCAGTCCATGAAGCGGCCACGACTCGCAAGCCAGAATTCTTAGCCCCGAGTCTCGTTGCCTCTCCACGGTTCCCTTGTAGCTCACCATAAAAGTGCGCCATCAATTACCTCCTTCCACGTTTGTGGTATTCACCAATCACCTTACGTGCGTTCCTGTGTGGTTCGCACACGCAGCACCCTAAGCCATGCTCCCATCCTTCGTGGGCTTGACACAGCTTACTAAGCGCGTCCAAGAGTTCCTTGTTCTCCGCGATCAACGCCCGTTTTTTACAACGGTTGTAAATCTGCTCGGCAATCTCCAACACGACCCACACTACAGCCGCGATGATGATAACGGTGAACAGCGCTGAATCATTCATGGCCCTTCCCTCCTGTCCGGTTTCCCCAGTCAATGATATATTGCCTATTCCGGGTCAGCCATATACCGAAGTCCCTATTAGAAATCAGCTTAGGCTCTGCCCGAAACCGCGCTTTGATCGTGGCACACACCTCGTCGGCCTGTTCAACAGGTAACTCAGATAGTGTCCCATACGCTTCGGTAAACTCATTCACTGTCGCCCTCCTTCACCAATTCAGGTGATGTAAACGTGTACCTGATAGACGTACCGACATGGAACTTGTGACCGCATTCACCACACCACACTTCGTCACCATCCTCCTTAAGAACTTGGTAGTCCTCACACTCGAACGGGTCCCATTTGTATTTGCATTTCGGACAGCGAACGTACTTGTCGTGTGTGACCTCGACTTCATCATCCATCCGTTTGCAGTCAACACAGTCTTGTGGTGCCGGGTCACGTTTCGGGCCGAACAATCGAATGTTCAGAATGTACGTCCCACACGTCTGGCAGAGATCGCCATTAGCAATCTGTGCTGCGTGGTATGCATCCCAATCGACCTCGCCTTTTTCATCCTCAAAGTCTTTGCAGCTAGTCATTGCGAATCCTCCTGTTGGTGAAGGTCGAACGGTTCCTCAATCGTGCCGTCCTCCATAGCCGATTCCAGAAGCGTCTTGATTGTGTCAGCGTCATCTTCGCTTTCCGTTGTGATCGTGAGTATAATAATCATTCTGAATTCTCCTCTTGCCAAGCGTACTCAGCGTTACGAATGCAATCCCACAGTGTGTACACATCCTGCGTGTGACACCATGAGATGTCTGGACCAATCGTGTCCGTAGGGGTTTGGGGTTGCGGGGTGATAACGGTGTGTGCAATCCCTGCCTTCCACGCACCGATCATCAATCCGAACACAGCTAGGAAAAGCAGCATAACGGTGAGCCATGCTCCCCAGAATTGCTTGTCGTAGCTACTCATCGCCCGGCCTCGATCATCCCTTTGCTGCATACCTCCGCAACGTCCACGATATTGCTGTACTCAATCGTGCCATCTTTTATTGAGTCAGTAAGTATCGTCCACGCAGTAGAAGCGGGTTCACCCCATTCAATATCGGGCCAGTTTTCCTGCCATAACGTGATGTACTTGTCGGCCTCTTGCTTAAAGAGTTTGGCAAGCGATGGTTTGTGCGCCAGTGACTCCATTACGTATGACTGAGCGGCGATGCACATCGATACGGTGTACATCTTATCCAGTTCGGTAGTCTCAGCCTTTGCATTCTCAAAGCCTAGGATCGCAATTGCGAAGTAGACGATGAGTACGATGCACCAGAGCGATGCTTTCATGTTGGGTGAGATTTTCATAGTCTCGATTCCTTTTTGATGAGTCCAACTTCGGATTCGATGTGGTACTCGTCGCCGAACAGGTCCATCTGATTTAACTCTGCCATTACAGCAGGGTCATTCGTCACGAATTGCACGGCATGATCTACCGTGAGTGGGTCCTTATTTCTCTGCCATGCGAGTGCGATCCTTTGCGCACAATCCGCTGGCATTGGTTCGTTGTTCTTCAACCACGAGTCAGCGATCTTGATCTCCAAACCGGTGTACTGAAGTGCTTGCCGAAGTTCGTTGTATGCAACCTCCGGGTCCTGTGAATCAACGAGCAACCTAGCTTTGAATTCCATCATGGATATTCTCCTATCCATTAAGAGTTAAGATTGCCAACACAAGTGTCAGCGTGATTAGTATGCGGCGATTCGCGAAGGCTCCTGCCCTCCACGTGTGTGCCAGTATCGTTAAAAGAAGCGCTCCGAAAAACGCGTAGGTGATGATAACGCTATACATCATATGCCTGTCTCCTTAAGAAAACTTTCTGCCAAGTACGAAACCTACGGTAGAACTTGAACTGTGATTTTTGCGTAGGCGTATCGGTGCCAGCGTGCCAGTCACGCCACCATTTCATAACATCTGCCTGATACTTCTTTCGTGTTTCCCATTCACTAGCACTGGGACTGAACCCAGTGTTCTCAATGTCACCGGGGTAAGGTCCACACGTGAGTAGGCAAGCTGTGAATTGAACTTCATATCTTCTCGTTCGCTTTCCCATCCCATTGCTCCTTTGCCCAATGCATATATGAAGTGAACAACCCTTGATGCGGGTCATGTCCAAGCTCGGCCATCATGTCCTTGATGAGCCCACTGTACGCCTTGGTATCCTGCGTGAATTGCAACGCTGCCTCTAGGCTTGCCGAACTCATGCGCGCCCACGTGTCAGGTACTTTGTCGCCGTCCACACGAGGGAATGGACTGCGCGGTGGTTCCCCGTACATCAGTATGAGAGTCACGAATAGAATCTCATCGTCTTCAATCCGATGCACCTTCATTTGCTGCTGAGACATTGCCATTAGTAGTCCTCCCGTTTCAAAGTGTAAGCCCAATCGAGGAACTCACGATCAAACGCTTCACGTTTACAACGGTTGTAAGTTTCACCCCACTCCCGTTCTTTAATGCCCTCCCACTTCATGTACTGATCACGACATCGATTGGTCCAGAGCGCGAGGTCGTGTATGAATATACCGAACTTGTGTAGGGATACGTCGCCTTGCAATACAGCTTGCTCATTACTGTCGGGGTGTGGGGGCGGCGCACCGAACAATAGGATGAGCGGGAGCCACCGGGATGATAACGCGTCAATGCATGGTTCCATGACCCTGCCTCCTTAATTCCTTGCACCACGCTACAAACGCGTGTATGCAGTTTGTTCGTTCGCAACCCGAATCCGTATTCTCACCCACGCCCGCATGCCACAGCCAAGCTCGTACGTCTCCCTTCCATTCTATACGTGCAGATGGATACCCCTCCCCAAGTTCCCACTCGGGCGGCATCCCAAACTGTAACAGCAACGCGACGAACAACGTCTCATCCCATTTGTCTGCCGTACGGTCGGGTGATTGGCCCGTTACGTGATTCATGCTCATACCTCCACCATGCGAAATAGAATTTAAGAAACTGTGCCGACTGCATAGGGAATCGACTCAGCCCTTTCTCAAGTGCCCACTTCCGAACTTCTTTCTTCCATGCACTGTGCTCACGTTGCAATTCTTCTGCTACGCTCCACCGCTGGCCGCGACGGGCAAGGATGAATTCCTCCCAGTGCGGGAGCTTGCCGAAGCGCAACATACATTCAGTACACGCGTCATCTAATGCAGGAAAGTCATGCTCCGATCGCCACTTGGCGTACGTGCTGTTCTTCCTTCTGACCAATCCCTCGATCGCATACCGCCGCTTCATCTTCATGCGCTTGTCAAACGCCTTCTGGGAAAAGCGAGCGAGCCGATCATCGGCGATCTTCTTGCGCGCTATCTTCTTCATCCAACCAGCGAATGCGCCGTGCCTGTACACACGTGCCCAATCCATGCTCACGTAGCGCGGTGCCGACTGAAGCTGTCGTACTAACCGCGACTGCCATTGTTTCAGACTGGTGTTGTATATAGGTGCGAGCGAATGATAACGCCCACTAATCCTGCCGGTCTGCGTACCTTGCAAGTTCATGCTCGATCCTCCTCTCAATGATATCCAATGCGATGTCAGCCGTATGACTACCCCGCTTGAATCTATGCCTGCCTGTCAAGAACTTGCGCACTTCCAAACGCCAGTCCACCCTTGGTGAGTGATTGTCTTGGTCCTTCCCTGACCACCTGTCGGGCGACGCACCAAAGAGCAACAGCACTTCCATATGTATGTCGGGACAGTCCCGATCTATCAGCCTCTCGACCGCACGTTGGTATTGCTGCTGATTCATTCGTCCTCCTCGTATTTCCAAGCGATGCGCTTCGATGAGACTCCCATCTCCTTGAATGCAATCCACACGTGGAACTCATCTGTGATGCGCGCACGATCCGGCGCGTCATCTCCAATACCCCTGTTCATCAGGAACATGTGTGCCTCAAGGTTCCATACCTGTTGCATATCAACGCCCGGACCGACCCAATAGCGTATCGGGGGTGGGGGTCCGCATACCAACAACAACTCTGTGAACACCTGTTCGGCTTCCGGGTTGGGGGGCTC